GCCGGGTTCGTGCGATCTGATCGAGCAGTTTGACAAAGGTGCCATCAAGTTTTGCCTGGAGGATTTGTTCAATGAAGCGATTAAAGCCAAAGTAAAGGGTTCGGTATCCCAGAGAACAGGCCTGCCGGGCAAGAGCGCATGCCAGATAGCTTTTCCCGCATCCGGTGTAGCCGGTAATCAGGACGTTTTCAGCCCTGTCAATAAAACCGCCATCCGCAAGACTCATAAGCTGCTCTCGGGAAAGGTTGCGTTGGGCGTTACAGTGAACCTGTTCAAGATGTGCCGGATAGCGCAGCCTGCTTTGCTGTAGGTAGCGTTTGGTGGTCTGTTCTTTTCTGTAGTGGCACTCCGATTCTACCAGTTGGGCGATTAGCGGATCGCCGCTTACCTGATCGTGAACAGGAAGAGATCTGGCTACCTCATAGGCTTTGGCCATGCCATGAAGCTTCAAGGAGCGGAGTTGATCAAGCGTCTGTTGAGTGTTCATTGGTTCGGTGGTTAAGGGTTAATGATAGGCTTCTCTGCCTCTGATATTGTCATGAGTCGGCAAGCGCAGCAACTTGCCAGGCTCGAATGCTGGAAGTTTATCACGGTTGTTTTCAAGCATATTTTTCAGCATCCGGTAGCCAACAGTCGGATGCGGCAAGGCGATCCCGCAGGCAGCTTCCAGCCGGTCAGCACCGTAGCGCTCCTTCAGCCGGAGGACTCCAAGGCAGGCATCATAGGTTTGTTCAATGAACGATCTCGATGCGAGCATGCGTTGCATGACGTTTTCGGTATGGGCTCCGATGGCAGCAGCCTTCCAGATAAAGTCATCGGGTGACCATCCCTGGTGGAGCCTGTAGCGGCGGTGCGCTTCCGGCATATGCTCCGGCTTTGTCGTATAACCATTGCGCAAGGTGCTTCGCTGATGAAGTGCAATCCGCTGGAAGTCCAGAAAGACCTCAACAACCGATTCATCATAGATCAGCTTAACCCGCTTTCCGATATACTGATACGGGACACTGTACTGATGCCAGTCTTCACCAAGAATAACGTGATAGCTCTTCTTCACGGTTGCCATAGCTTCATGTTTCAATTGGAATGCTGTATCGGGCAAAGCCTGTAACGATGCTTTTTCTTCTTGCTCAAACCGCTGCCGTCGGCTGAGTCCGTACTGCGACATCAGCCGGTCATTGAACTCTTCGAGTAATTGGTGTGTACGGTATTTGAGGGCAGACAGACTGGTCGCAGTCTCGTTGCGTTGCCGGGCGTAGATCTGCTGATAAGAGAGGTGTACCGTTTTTTCAACGGAGGGTTTATCCTTGGGATGAGAGACCCGGGTGGCTTTCATGGTCGTGTGATAATGAAGCGCCCACTGTTCGATAAGCTGCGTAAACACGGGCTCGTAGCGGCAACTTCTTACAACCACCTGCGCCATATTATCGCTCAGAATGATTTTGGGGATTCCTCCGAAGTACTCAAGGGCACGGTTCAGTGCCGGGATAAGATGCTCCTGGCGGCTTGACGCCAAGGGCTCCACATAACTCATGCTGCTGAACGGTAGGGTACAGACCAGCACCGGACAATTTATCAACTCGTTACTCGCTCGATCAAAATATTGAAGCAGTTTACCGGCAAAATCAATCTCAAGGCGCTCACCAGGAGCATGCGACTGCGGCATTGTTGCTTGTGGCTGGGCTGCGAGATAGTTCTTGAGATGTAGACTGAATTGAGCATACCGGTACCCTCCAGGCTGTTCCTGCAGGTACTCTTCCCATAAAAGCAGTTTAGTGACGCCTGTCCGTTTCAGTTGTTGGCGATAATGCTCAAACTTTGTTTCCAGATACTGCAGACGTTCGTCCGTTGTAAGGCTGGATCGAGGGGCATAAACCACAGCGCTAAGCTCACTGTCCAGGAGAGCTCCGAGTTCAGCATAACTTTTGCCTGTTTGCTCAAAACGGGCCACATAGCCCTTGACGGTGTTGCGATGAACGCCGCACTCACGATGAATTTGACGGCATGATCTACCGTCGGACAGCAGTTGTAAAATACGCCGAATTTGTAACATGCTTAATGGATTGTTTGCCATTTGGTCTCCGGTTTTTTACCGAAGATACCTCAGGCAATGTTACAAATCCGTCCTTCTTGGGTGGTACACTTTGCACCAGAACAAGTGGTACACATTGCTCCAGATTTACTGGTACACTTTAGGCCAGAATCCCTGGTACACTTTGATGCAGATTATTCACTGGATAATAGAAAGATGATTGTTGTCCATTTAAATGTGTAGCATTATTTGCAGTTCCAGTTGTATCTTGATTCCATATTATAGGAATTCCTATAAGACCACTATATGAAACGTGTAAAGCGGTATTTGCAGACAATACAGATTTCGTTGAATCTGGTGTATTGTCAACGTTACCAAGACCTACCTGAGAAGCTGTTGTTTCATGAGGATTGTTGTTATTTCCTATATGAGAAGATAGTTCTTCTGATATAAAATTTAAAGATGTTTGTAATCCATCAACATTTTCTATAGTATGATTATGAGAATCATCTGCAACTGATGTTACTATAGAAATAACACCATTCTCTAAGTTAGTTAAAGTAACATTAGAAGTACCCGAAACATCTCCAGATAAAATTACTTCTATGTTAGGTCCGGGTTTATTTGTAGCATTATCCCAATCTAAATAAAATGTTCCTGATCTGCTATCTAAAAGATCTGCATCCAGACCACTCGATGGACCATCTACAGTTTTTAATTTAGACAAAATGTCTTCTGCATTATATGCAGAAGAGTCTAATTTTAGATCAAGAGAATCCTTTACTAACTTTTCGGCTGGATAGTTTATATTGTTACTTTGCGAAGACCATACTTCTATTTTATTATTAGCATTCTCTGGTACATAACCCAAACTAGAAATGACATTTTCAGGGGTTACTATAACAATTTTATCTGAAATATCAATTTGAACAATTTGATTCGATCTGCTATCTATTTGATTAGGATTGCTCATATAGTTATATATTTTTCTACATTAAAATTTCCTCTCACATATGTCTTCTTTTTCCCATTAATAATTATTTCAATATCATATTTATAAACTGATGGGATTAACATAGATGTTTCTTCTTCTAATATTTCCCAAAGTAAAACATTATTTTCTATTGACAATCCATTCCCAACTGTCCATTGTCCTTTATTTTCGTTAATGGAATTTTTTAATTGGATTTTTACTGTTGCGCTAGTAATATCCAAGTCAAACCCATCTACAGTAAATGAAAAACTTTCACGAAAGTAATCACCCCTAACAATGCCAGTGTGATATTCTGCTGGTATATAAGAATCATTTGTTGCCATTATTCTCTATCAATTTTATTAGCAATGCTTTAATCTCTTTGACTTCAGACTCTAATGCAGATATTCTATCAGATTCTGTCTTTTTAAGATTTCTTTGTATTCTATATGCAGCAAGTTTATCAGAATCTGTACTTAAAAGTCCCTTAGAATACATATTCTTAACTGCATTATAACCTTCTATTCTTACGTTATCCATTGTATTTTATGTTAAAGCAAGTGCTTTATAACCCTTAATCAATGGGATCATAGATTTATTGTCACTCAACATCACAATTTTTATAGAGTATTGCTTAAACGAATTGTATGTTGTAACTTTAGACTGACTTGGATAAGCAACTCCATCATAATATGTATATGTCATAGTTTCTGTTTGATCATCATAGTGTAAATGTTCTAAAGGAACAGAAAAAGCATCTAAAAAAGTAGACATTTGAGATTCTTCGTAATCTATAGCAGAAAAATTATAAAGAACTCCATCTCCAGTATAATGAACAGAAACATTTCCACCCTCATTAACAAACCAAATATTCTTTGGGAATTTATAGTCATATTTTTTATAATCATTTGATGCGGTAGAATAACCTGGATCTACTTGAAGATTTAATGGATACCAAAATCTATCATGAAATGACTTTTCATCTCCAGAAGCTAATATTTTTCCATAACATCTTATATCTGAAATGCTGTTTTCAAATCTAGTTTTTGATGCATCGATGTGAACAGATATATCTACTGCATCCATTCCCTCATCTAAAATAACAGATCTAGAAATATATTTAGCTTGTGAACATCCTCCATCTGCCTCATACTCTCGTTCTAAATTATTGTTAATTATATTTTCTACGAGAATAGCTCTTTGATTAAGAAGATCAACGACCGGAGATACCATATCGCTTCCAGTATTCATCATTGCTCTAACTTGAATTGAAGATGAACCTTTATAAACAACTTTTGTTTTAGTTGTTTCAAAATCAGCGTTAGGTACTGTTTTTGCCCAATCAGATTCTAAACCACCAACTAAATCAGTCATTTTAGAATACCATTCTATCTTTGTTTTTTGTATATTAAGACTTGCAGTCTGAAGGTTAAGTAAATTATATTTTACGTTAAAATTACTAGAAAAAGTGCCACCGACACCTACTAAATTATCTAATGACAAATCATTTTGTGTAAAAACAATATCTCCTATGTTAGATGTATCAAAACTTGCTCTCCAAATATTAAAAGCAAGGTCAGATTCTTGATCTGGAGTCCAGGTACTAGAGTTCTGTGATCTAAACATAGAACCTATGGCAGGTTGTTTTGTTACAATTTGACTATCTCTGAGAGAATTTTTACCCATTGTTGATAAGTAAATTTCATATTCTTCTGTAGTTGATCTAACAACAAATGAATATTCTCCTCCAGCTAAATAAATAGGGCATTCAAAAACAAATTTTGTAGGTACCCAATTATTATTTAACGTTGCAATGTTAATTTTAGAAAAATTTAAACCTACAGGCTGTATATTATTAACATTAGCAAAAGGAACAGTTATTTCAAACGAAGTTCTACTTGTTACCCCACTAACAGTTTTTAGTCTTATAGGATAAGTTCCATTATAGTTAGTGTCGTTGAGCAATGTTATATATTGGTTATCTAACATTTTATGTTCTACGACAGTATTTATTGTAAGAGTATTAGCACCGTCATGAGATGCACTGCTAATTAGATCCGTGTGTGAATACCAAGTACTTGTTCCGGGTACAGTATATTGTGATGGATATCCATTAACAGTTGTTCTTACATCTAATACTAAAGGTAAAGTATTTGTAAATGCCTTTATAGCAACATAAACATCTATAGCAGTTATAAATACTCCTGTAGGATCTTCATTAAGATTAATAAAAAAAGTCTGAGCTAGAGGGTCAGCTCCACCACTAGAACAACCTTTACCAGAACAAGGTGCAGGTGTAGGGACTACAGGCGCAGGTGCAGGTATTTGTTGAATAGTATTGTATATGTTCGTTACAGGAACAGGCGCAGGTATAGGTTGCGGTTCTATTGTAGTAGAAACATCCGGCAATGCAGGTAAAGTATTCCAAGAAGTAGATGTAGATACGTCTGTAGATGAAGTTGTGACTTTTCTTTCTACAGAAACATCTCTACGTTCTATTGTAGGCACTCGCGTAGAGATTATTTGGTCTACCTTTGTTTGTTGTAAACCAGAAGCAACATAACCAGCTTCTGCATTTGTAGTTGCACTTGTAAGATCGTTAGAAGAATCATCAATTAATCTAAACGTTCTTTCTCCTGTCGCAAAAACGCCTCCAGGAATTTTGAATATTCCGTTAATTTTGCCAGTAGAATCTGATATTAATGGAGAATTATATGAATCTAAAATCCATATGCCTCCACTTAAAGTTCTAGGTGAACAATATTGACTAACAGAAATGCCATTAAAGAATGGGTAAAGTCTAGTATTTGGTTTTAATCCAACAGCATCAAATAAAACATCTTTTGTACGAATATATGGTATTATAGAAACATCAACTACTTTTTCACCCATGTCCTGTGTTAAAACACTATTACCTAAAACAGTATTTGTTCCACTATTTGACTGAATATTTGTTGTATTAGTTGTAGTTCTATCAGTTGTTATAGTTCCAGATTGGTTTCTTGCAACTGCATTACTTTCAACAACAATTTGACCAGTTGCAGCATATGTTGTTCTATTAGTTTGATTATCAACAACAGTTCTAGATGTACCTGTCGCAGATATATCTGTTGTTGAATTAACACCGGTCCATTGTGTTTGCCAATCTCCGAATTGTGTTCCAAATCCAGGAGCACCACCTCTTTCCCACGTATCATTTACAAGAGCAGAAAAACCAGAACCATCATTCTTTATTCCAACTAAAGTTGAACCTATATAAAAAGAACCTTCATAATCTATTAATACAATATTATTACCATCTTCTATTGCAGAAACTGTACCGCCACCGCCAGAATTTGATGTTACATGACTTCCAATACTAAATAATGGGGTTCTATCTAAAGTTACAACAAGTCTTGAATTAACAGATGAAGTTAAAGCATTCCATGCATCTGCATCTCCTGTCAAATTAATTTCAACAGTAGGTTGAACTTGAGTGTCCATCCAATTATCTGATTCAGGATCTAGTGTTAATTTACCAACAAATTTTGTTACGTTATATGGATTAACACTCATAGAAGACGTAAAATTCCTCTGTTCTAAATAAGATACATGCTGATAGTTAAGTGTAACTATACCATCATTAGTTGTAACTGTTTGTCCTTTATCATTTACGAATGTTCTAGAGTTTATAGGATGATAAGTAACCCCTGAACTGGTAAATATAACATCCATATCTATAACTTGAGATTCAAACGGAGCACGAAGAGTCTGTGCATCAGGTTCTATAGAACATTTATAATCAGGATCTTGAACATCACCAACACTATGTCCAGTAAATGTATCTAATAGTATTCCATTTTTAAATCTTTCCAATCCCAAATAAAGAGCACTTGTAGATGGCTCGTGAAACGACATCGCTTTCAATTCATCAACATTCAATTTAACGATTTTTTCTAAAGCAGTGAGACGTGTATCAATAGCACCAATGTCTTTCATTTGATAAACTCTATTGTCTATAAACGTTTTCTCTATCAGATCTATGGAATCTAAGTATGGTGGAAAATAAAGTTTCCATAAAAGAAGAGAATTGTCTGTAAGCACAGGATCTGCAATAGAACCCGGCTGTCCTTCTATAATTTCAAAATCATAGTTTTTATTTAGAGTAACAGATGCCTTTTTATCTAAGAAATAATTATAGTCTATTTTAAAGGTATCGTATATTCTAGGAGATGGATTAACTACTTTAATAGAATTATCTAACCAGTTATTATTTAAATTAGAAATGTCACTGAAAAGTCCATTTGATAAATTCCCAGAAATAGTCACAGTAGTGTTTGCATGTCTTGCAGGTCTAAAGTCTATAGCATCTCTAAGTCTAATATTACCCAATTTAGAAGAACTATATAGAGGTAATTGAGAATATTTGAGACGATCTTTTCCAGCAACATACCAACCAACCCATTCATCTCCTGCAAAAAATCCATAAGAATTTATAGAATAGAAAGTTTTTTCATTATCAACTCCATACTGGGTATCAAACTTACTATATACTATTAAAATAGGTGCTGTTGGCGCAGTTTTACCCTTAAGCAATTTTATTTTTGCCCAATCGTAATAATTATCTCTTTGTCCATTGTCTAATTCATATCTTCCTGTAATATCCATAAACCCAGCGTTTATGATAGGACTTTCTGGTATTCTAGCACCAGAACCAGAAGTATCTCCAATAACAAAATTGTTTGCACTTATAGTATACATTCCATTGATAGATCCTTTTGGAATAAATGTCCACGTATTACTAGAAGGTATATTTGCTATTAGTTTACCAGTTACACCTGTAGCTATACCAGTAAGAGAATTTACTTCATAAAAAGTCTCTCCTCCAAGAAATGTTCCAGAAAACATGTCAAGTTCTATAGTAGGGAATGCTGGAGAAGTATTACCAGTTCCCGCCATATAAACAGCATCTAATGAATAAACATCTGGTTCAAATAATGATATTTCTTTAGAATTATATCCTTGATGTGTAGATGTTTCTGTAGAAAGTAGTTTTGTTGTTATACAAGGATTATAAACCTTTTTATCTGACACTGCATCAAGTATTCCCATTTTTACACGAAGCTTAATATCAGGTATTGTTGTAACACTAACATTAGAAGTTGCAAAATAAACAGAAAATTTAGGAGTAGGGTCTGATGTCCATTTATAATCGCAATTGCTTTCTCCGGCTATAGCGTCTTCTGGAATAATATTTCCATGTGTAACGTTAATTTCAGATCCACATGAAAAAATTTCAACATTCATGGAACTCATATTAAACAAAGTATAATTTGCTTCTGCAAGATCAACTTCATTCATGGGATTAACAAGACCATTACCCAATTCTGAACCAAAATCTGCTTCTGTAAAAAGTGCATTCGTGTTTGCAGATCTCAGTTCAAAGACATTTGTAGAAATACCCCCCAATGTCTTCGATACTCTAACAAATTTCGCATCAAAATCTTTATATGTATAATAAATTGGTACACCTGAAGTATTAGTTGGATATAAAAATTGAACATAATTTGGATTTAATTGAAAAACACTTTTATTTTCCAAACCAGTTTCAAACATTTCTCCATATACATTTGCAGTAGCAACGTTAATATTTCCGCCTGCAAGACTTGTAAGAGTTGTTACACTAACCTTTGTATCTGCGTGTCCATAAGCACCCTTTATAGCTCTAGCTTCTCCTGGTTTTATTCCTTTAAAATTATACAAGTACGCACGATAAGTTGGGTAATGAGGACTTGCAGTGTTTGCAGTTTCCGTCTTGCGACCTGAATTAATATCGAAATATCTAATTTTAGCAGTACCAATCTCATGAGAGGTGTTTGACCATCCAGCAACATGAGTGTTTGCATTATAGAAACTTACAGTTTCATGTCTTTGTATATCAAAGTAACCATTTACGTTTTGGAGCAACATGTAGTTGCCATAATTTATTTCTGGTGAATAATCAGAAGATTTTTTAACATGTTTAGCAGTTCTTGGTTTATCTAGCACAAAAAATTCAGGAGTTTGAGTAATTACTTCATGACCATCCTTAAATGCGTGACCAAAATCAACTGATAGTAAGAGTTGAGAGGTGTTTGCAACTGTTTGTTCGATGTATATATTAGAGTTAGATTCTACTAAATTATTTGTAATATTAATACCAGAAGTATCGTTATCTTTTATTTTTAAGCCAAATGGTTTAATTGTAAAATCTCCATGAATAAGAGAATCTCGTTTTTCAATTAATTTTAAAAGAGTATCATACGTACTTTTGGAAAACCCTATGTTAGCATCAGGCGCAGCCAATGTTGCTGTTATCCATCCACCATTTTTTATACGACAAATTTCTATGAAATTTATTGCTTGTACCCAATATTCACTATCAGAATTAGATACGGGTCTATTGCTTGAAGATCCTAGAGTTGATACATGGGATTGAATACAAACAAAGACTTCTGAAGATCCGGGTAATTTAGTTTTTCTATTTTTATGATATCTAACACCAGAAGTCCATTCTACAACTTCATTTGCCACCCAATCATTATCATAACCTAAACTACATAATTGTAGACTAATTTGATGTCTATCTGCGCCATCCGCAGAATAGTTTGGATATCCTTGAGCATTATCTTTAAGTGAAACATCATCTAAAGAACTAATTATTTTATCTGTAACAACATAACCAACTCTAGAATTAGATGTTGTAGAAAATTTATCAAATAACAATGACTGATCTGTTGTTTGAATAAAAAGTTCCTTTGTGAAAATTATTCCAGAATTAACAGAAATACCATGACCATAAGAGAAATCAACGTCGGAAGTTACTGCAATTTCAACAGAAGAATTTGCGTGAGTAAGAGATTCACTATGCAAAAATGTGCTCGTTGTAACAGAGGTAACTATATCCGTATTTGCAGTTAAATACTTAACAAATATCATATCAGGATCCGTTCCAGCTTCTGCAGGAGAAACAAACTGAATAACAGCTGTTATTCCAGAGGTAGCTCCTTTAATAACATCACCAACCTTAAAGTTAAGAAAACCATCACCAGTTGGATTTTTTGGAAGAACTGTAGTGTCTGTTAAAGTACTCTTAACAATAACATAATCAAGAGGCGTATATAAGAATTTATTTGCACCATATATAGATGCACCTTCTGGAAAAAAGAATTTTCCAAAAGATCCCAATTGATTCTGAAGAATTGTTTGTGCAGTAGTCAACTCACGTGCTTGAAGTGCACGACCAGGTCTAAATAATACTTTATAATAATTCTTAGCTAAACCACCAGAATTAGGGGTAAGATAATCATCAAAAAATGGAGCTACATCGAATGTACGTGACATTTGGTACGTATTAATATGTTGGTATAAACTATAAATGTATTTATAAGAAATTCTATAAACAAAAATATCCTACTTTTATAGGATATTTTTGTTTACGATATACTTTATTATAGTAGATGGTATTTATATCTTACTTAATAATGATAAGTCCATATGTGACTATCCTATTTCTAATAGGGTTATTGTCGAAAATCCATTTTATGTATTTATTTTAAATTAATAATGTTAGTTTTTAAATTATATTCTTTACTTCATCTACTGTAAATCCAAGTTGAAATAATTTTGCATTAGGATTATCTCGTAATTCGTATTGAGTAAAAGTAATAACGTCATCAATACCTTTATTCTCAATTACTTTATGAGTGTCGTCAGTAACACCTTCTCCAACTAATTCAACTTCATACCACTGTGGAATCTCATCAATTAAAGATGAAAGATAACTCTTTGTTTCTACTGGAAGTATCTGCAACAAGACTTCTACATCGTGTTTTGTTCCTATTGTTCTTGGAAATCCAATCATGTTTCTCCTTTATTTCTTTTATTTTTAATGAATTACTCAAGTTGTAACTATTTGACCATCGTAACCAACCCTCTGTACTTGCTATCGAAGAACGAAACTGTTCTATATTTATTTTATTTTTATCAAAGTTACTTTGTAATGACGAAATTCTTTTCTTTACTCTTCGAGCTGTTGATTTTCTTAATAAAACCTTTGTCTTAAAATGACGATACCCCAAATAATCAAGTCCTTGTGTTACTGGAAATATTGACCATTTAGAAAATGTTAGTTCTAACTCATTTTTTAAAAATACCTCAATATCGTTTTTTAGTTTGTGTAACTCAGCTTTGTCATTATCAAATAAAACAAAGTCATCACAATATCTTATATATGCTTTCCTTCTCTTAGTGTGTTTTAGCCATTGGTCTAACTCATTCATCGTCAGATTACCTAACCATTGACTTGTATAATTTCCTATCGGGGTATTCTTTCCACCCGGAAACGATCTAACAATATCCTCTATTAACCATAACGTATATTCACACTTAATCTTTTTTCGTACAATGTTCATCAGTATATCATGCACAATACTTGGATAGAATTTCCTAATATCACATTTTAAACAATAATCGTATTTATTAATATGTAACATCACCTTTCTACTTGCTTGGTGCATACCCTTACCTTCTCTACAAGCATACGAATCATGAATCATTAACCCGTCCCATATCGGAATAACAATTTTTAAAAGAGCATGTTGAACAATTCTATCTGGATAAAAAGGCAATATATAAATATCACGTTCCTTTGGTTCGTATATGCGTTTTACTCTATATTCTGAAGTTGCGTATGTTTTATTTATTAAAGACTTTTGTAATTCTAATAAATTACCATCTACATCTTTTTCAAAAGTCTTTATTTTAGTTTGCCATCTTTTACCTTTTCTTGCTTGAATATAAGCCTCATGAAGATTATCAAGCGATGTAATCTTTTCCCATAAATTGCCATGTCTTTTCATAATACTATTTCGGACTTTCGGTTACACTACTAACCCGAAACAGTTAGTCGTTGTGTGTTTTGCCAATACTTTACGTATGTGACAAAGATAAGAAGTCAGCCAGACTATTTGACTCACCGCCTGTATCCGTGCAACCCTGACTCGCATTATTAGAATTCAGATTCAGAGTGTCATTATTCCATTTAGAACTACGCGAACTGCAAATCACACTGTTATTCCAATTACTGCTGAATTTAGGGCGCGTAATACTTCTTATCTCATTAACCGTCATTGGTTAAACTTATTAATCAAAATATGCTGGCTCCGTGCAACCCCGACTCGCACAATCAGAACTCAGATTCAGAGCGCCACCAGCCCATAGAGAACCACGCGAACCGCAAATCCCACCGTTACTCCAATTACCGCCGAAATAAGGGCGCGTTGGTGCGTTGTAATGTTGTCCACCTACGCCTGAATCATTGGCATCATAAGCATTAGCCCATGCGGTCGCTCCTGCAATTGCGCCTTGTTCTCTTCCCCATTGCCACAAAACACCGCACATATCCTCACAACCTATGTTGCTAATCATCCTACGACCAGCAGTATCTGTATGGCCTCCTGTAGTTCCGGGGTCAGCCAAACCTGCAATGTTTGTACTTTGATTTGCTCCAATAGATGCAGCAACAAACTCAAGAGAAGCTATAGATTTCTTACCAATTCTACCAAACCATTGATCGAACTTATAAGCATGAAAAGCTGTTGCACTTGCGCCATCAGCAATAGTTCCACCATTTACAGAAACGAGTTCGCCTCCTGTAACCGAAGGTAAGTAGATGTCAACCCACTGCCCATGTTTTCCATAAACCATACCCTCAACAGAACTAATTGGTTTATGTTGTAAATCCCAACAAGACCTTGGAAGAATATCACCTGCCAAATATCCTGTCAGGTCATGCCCAGATATAGTTCCAACTGCTACACAAAGGCAATGGAATCCACCAACCTTACGAGTGTTTGTTGCAGAAGGTGTTGCTCCAGACGGTATCGCGGATGGATAAGTTGTATTTGCACTCAGTATAAAATCAGGCACGACGCTCGATGTAGGCAGGCAAGCATAGAGATAAAAGTCTTTTCCGGCGCGATTTGCCGCAGTTGCATAAGTAGCAGAATCCCAATTTCCAGCGGTATTTAAATCTTTTACTAAGGTTGTAGGTGAAATCAAAGAACTTGAATTAACTCTCAACTGCATAGCAGGAATATTAACACTTCTACATTCCGCTACCGTAGATGAACCAGTATACTGCCCAACAGCAGGATTGTTACCACCCGTCATTCTTGTTGATCTGAAGAAGTAAGATTCTATGAAATCAATACCTACTAATTTCCAAGTACTTGTATTATAGACTTCAACTCTACCTAAAGAACTATCATATAGCATAGCTCCCGTGTTCGGACTCACAATCGCATTCTTCTGCGTGGTCGTGAGTACAGGTATGGTTAAACCTTTATTTGGATCTATTACTATGCTCATTTATATCTTCCCTTCTGCTTTAAGTGCTTCAATAGCCTGTTGTCTTATTTTATCCTGGATAAGAACCTCTAAATCAATAGCATCTTGCTCTTCTTTTGATAATGGTGGAACAATAGGTTCTTCTTGAATAATAGGTTTAGGTATATCAATTAGCTCCCATTTACCTGCCCACAAAATTAACTTGCCTTCCTGTGGTTCAGGTGGAACTTCAAAAGTTGCAAATGCAGGAAGTAGGTATATTTCCTTACCATTTAACTCTAATTCAAGAGGGTCAAGAGATGCGTCTTGTGAATATATATATTCACCAGTGTTTGTGTAACTATATATTTTCATTTTAGTATTTGATTATGTACATGACGTTGATGTTGATTGGGCGGGTTTCGTTGCCGCCTGACGCAACAATTGCTATGCCGCCAGTGTCCCCATACGCAGGTGCCACATAGACTCCCGTAGTGGTAACTACGCAGACGACGTTACTTCCTCCTGATGATCCGTTCCGACCAATCGTCGGCGCGTGAGTATGCGAGACATATTGATTCCCCTGCAACGTACCAACATGATCACCCGTTGTCCCATCGCCTCTATTTGTACGACTGGCTGCATCAGGGTCATTAGCAGAACCATGTGCCCATCCACGAAGGAATTTGCCTCTGAAGTCTGGAAGGGTAAAGGATGCACCGGAACCACCATAGGTGTAACCAATAATGGCATATAGTCCCGCATAAGTGGTTGTGCTTACTGATGCACCATCACATTCCAAGTATCCTGTTGGTACTGTGCCTGTAATAAAGGCTTTGACTTCACCAACTAATACTTGTGCTATAACGCCTGTACTTGCTGGAGCTGTCAGCGTGTAATCCGAAGCTGTATTTGGAGGGATGATAGCTACACTACCACCACCTGAACTAACTAAATTCACTGATCCACTCATACCACTCCTGTTGGTTTAGGATACTTTGCCTTGACAGCAAGACATTGATCAATGTAGAGTTGCTGTTGAACTAAATCTCCCTTGACTACAGCATCTAAATATAGATACATATCAGGGTATTCTAATGCACGAAGTCTTTGATACTCTGTGTTATCATACTCACTCTGCAGTCTGTTGATTTCTGCATTAACTTGTTCTTGTGTTAATGGAGCAACTGTATACTGCTCCCAACAGATAACCACTGGGTTGTTATCTGAGTCTGTAAATACAGACTTAGCATGTGGGAAATCCCATCCCGTATCATATGTAACATCAGACGACATTGCTATAGACACATTAGGAATTAGTGCCTGTATTGCTGTTATAATTGTTGGTTTCATTTTAGTATTTGTTTTGTTGTTATCCTGCTATTTTCATCAAGGTTATAGTTGAAGTTGTGGGACCTATTGTATTATAGTAATCGTTTATATAAAAATAATTGCTATTGGAACTTGATGCTTTTTGTACTGTATATGTAATAGAACTTGTTGTGCTTGGTGAATCAAGTATTGTTGCGGAACTTGATCCATCTACAGTATTTGTATTGTTTGTGTATCCTATCATGCTATCTATATTTATTATTGGAACTGAGTTTCTTATAATTCTTAATGCACCAGCTGTATTTGTAGTATATTTTCCACAACCGTTAATACTAACTAACACTAAGATTTTACTTGTTATACTATTAGGTGTAATAGTTGCTGTTATTCCAGTATTAGAAAATGTTACTGATGATGTATTTTCAATAGTACTATAAGTAGCACTCACAACCTACAACACACTTCCAGCAGGCATAATACCTGGTAATGCTGTTGGATTAACTTTATTAATTCCTAAACTTCCATCTATTTGAGTAGCCATTATTTTATCGTTAAGAAATTATCCAGACTGAGCCTGTTGGAATAGTAACAACAGCACCACTGTCTATAGTTATAGGGCCAGCACTATGTGCATTTTTCCCGCTTGTTATTGTATATGATGTTGTAACGTGTATGTCATTTTCTACAAATACGTGATCTGTACCACCACCAGTTGCACCACCTCCAACACTACCCCAAGAAGTACCATTATATCCTTCAAATGAAATTAGATCAGTATTAAATCTAAAATATCCAGTTGCACCAGTTGGTCTTGCCGAAGTTGCACCACTCGGTATTCCTATATGATTACCAGTAAAATCTGGTGCTGCTATAGGTGCAAAATAACTTCCATGTTGACCATCAAGTAAATCTGCATTAAGATTAGTATTTACTGTAGTAGAAGTAATTGAAAACGGTGCAGTTCCTGTAGATATACTATGGGTAACAACTCCTGAGAAAGAACCAGTAGTAGCTGATACAGTACCACCAGATTGATTAGTAGATGTAGTTGCGGTTGCAGCGTTACCATCAATACTAGTAATTCCTGTTAATGCAAGTGCCCCTGAAATTCTATTTAAGAGAACTGCTGTGGTACCGATATAAACAGTGGAATTACCTAATACTCCTGATGGAATCGTGCCACTCAAATTACCAGCAGTTAATGAAGTTAAGTTAGATCCACTAACTGCTCCAAAATTACCAGACCAGGTACCGCTTGTAATTGTACCAACCGAAGTTAAGGATGAACCCGTTATGGTAGAACCAAGTGTAGTAGAACTTAATACAGAAACATTATTTATTTTAAATACTTTACTGCTAAGGAGATTCCAATCTTCACTTGATGACCAATTACTATTAGCACTATCCCAAATAATTGTTTTATCAGTAGCTCCATGTAAAGTTATTCCACCACCATTCGCTGTAATATTTGTAGGGGTAGTAACTTTACCTATCTCTATATTTTTATCCGTTACTACTAAAGTAGTAGCATTTATTGTTGTGGTAGTTCCATTTACTGTTAGATCTCCAGTCACAATTAAATTGCTATTAAATGTGGCATTACCACCAGAAACTCCTATGTTAAGAGTAGTTGCAGCCCCAAACGCATTTATGGTGGTTGCCGTATTATTTAATATATTGAAGGTTGTCTGATTTGTGGTCATGTCACCTCCATTTACAGCAAGATCTCCACTTGTAGTAATATTTCCTGTACAAATAAAAGTACCAGAAACATAGGTGTTATTATCTAAACTCCATCTATTATTTGTATTATCCCATTGAAAAGTTCTGTCTTGTCCTAAACCTGAACCTGAATGTATAATAATACTACCAGATCCAGCGACGACCTCATCTTTTCTTAAAGTAAATGTTGATCTTCCTGTTGCATAGAGATAATCTATCGATGCTGCTCCCAAAACATTTAAATTTCCTGTAATAGTAACATCTTTACTAAATGATGCAATATTTTTAAATGTAGCAGTACCATTTGAAGAACCAATATTAAGAGTAGTTGCAGCCCCAAACGCATTTATGGTGGTTGCCGTATTATTTAATATATTGAAGGTTGTCTGATTTGTGGTCATGTCACCTCCATTTACAGCAAGATCTGACCACAAAATTGTATTACCAGTAACATCTAAAGTCTGACCTACATCAAGAGTTTTACCTATTGTTGTATTTCCTGTAATAGAAACATTAGAATGAAAAATACCATTACGAATTACATCTATATCTCTTTTTACGTAAACATCTTTTATGAATAAATCATTCCAATATTTTGTTGTAGTACCAAAATTATAAGTATTTGATGTAAGAGGAATGAGACTAGATGATATATCCGCATTGAATGTAACTTTATCGGTATCTGTATTTCCAATTTCTAAGTCACCTTGTACAGTTATCTTTCCTGTAGCAAAAATATTACCATCAATGAAAGAATCACCATAAACACTAAATTTATTTGTTAAATAAGGCATTCCATTAATAGAAATTCTCTTATTTAATGTATCTACAAATAGAGCAGTATTTCCAAAAGAAACATTACTAGTTAAAGTGCTACCATTAAATAGATCACCTACAGAAACTTTCTTAGTTTCTAAACCAGAACCCGAACCATTTACGATAATCATCCAATCAGATGATGTCATCTCGTATGGATAGAGTCTCTGTAGTTCTGTTATTTTCTTATTTGCCAATCTTTTGGTATTTTAATGTTAATATCTAATTCTATTTATAGAAATAAATTATAATGGTTCTAAAAATAATTTGAATCCAGCTGGATGTACAAGTTTTTGAATATTAGATTTTGCACTTTCAAATTCAGTAGAACTTAGATTAGTTCTAATAACATAAGAAAATAACTGCCAATAATCACCATCCTGTATTCTATCTGTAACATTAGAATTTGCAACATCTAAAGCTTGAGACGCTAAATTAGGATCATCCCATGTATCATATCCAGTCGGTATAGGCGCTTGAATTCCGCCGTTTAATAAACCTCTATTACTAGCATAAGATTCTATCTGAATCATAGATTCTACTATGTCGCAAGTAAATTCTGCACCGGATAAAGTAGAACCTACTATACTCTCTCCAAACACAAAATCGCCAAATGCATTAGATAATATTAAAGATGTTATACCAGATTTTGATGTTACATTTGCATTGCATGAACTATTAGAACCTGTTATAGTATCATTTATATGAATACTTCCAGTTAAAGGTTTTATAGACAATTTATTTGTTATGTTATCCCAACTAGATACAGTTGCTGTAGCACCAATATTAGATGTAACTATTTCATATAGATCAAAATCAAGATTATCTGATCCAATTACTGTTATATCTAAAATTGCACTTTCTTCTTTAGTAGACTCAACAAAGGCATAATAACCAGTATTAGCAGTATTATGAATTATTCTATTATTTGATAACAAAACCTCATCAGACAAATCAGTGTTGACTTTAATGGAGTAGTTTATTGACCATCTTCCATCATTACATGAAAATAATCTATCTGCAGGCAAAAATACTTGTGCTTCTTTTCCATATATTATTCTAAATAAGAATTTAATAGAATCTTCAGTTCCTTTTGAATAATAAAAATCCTTTATATTTCTTCCAATAACAGCTTTAACAGTTTCTTCTGTAGGAGAAACGAGTACTTTAGGCCATTCTGACATTATTTCATTTGCCATCATAGAATAATAATCTACTCCAAGAAACAATTGATTATTAAAAGAATAGTCTATATCTCCATAATTGAACATATTGTTCATTGCATTAATAGGAGTTTCTACTTCTGTAAAATTAAAAATTTTAGATAAAATAGTAGAAGATGTTTCTTTTTCTATAGAAAAGTATAATGGTAATGATGGTTGAGTATTACCGACTTCAAAATATGGCAATATAAATCGAAATGTAGTATCATCTATTACATTTGAAATTAAATAACTACCCTCATAGATGGAATCATTTGCCGAGTTCTTTATTGTTATTTTATCACCAATAATAAAACTATGAGAATCATTTGTTATAACAGTTACAGTATCTATAGTATCATGTTGTATATTTTCTATGTTATAAGTAGGATTCTTTAAAGATTCAAATATAGTTTTACTAAACAATTCTCCAAAATCTTTAGTTTCGTTGAGTCTTTCTATAGATCCACTAAGATGATTAATTATAATCTTTTTTCTTGGTAATACTTCAGTACTTACACTTACATTATCCAAATCTATAGATCCGAGAGAAGTTCCATATACACTAATAGGTCTAATTACAGAATCTTCTACTAAAATTTCTCCATTAGCATGACTTAAATTTCCATATATTAAATTTCCATATAAAAATTCATGTTCTATATTTTCTAACTGCAAAGTTGACGTGGACTCGTCCCAGACTATAACATTAGCAGTAGCACCTGTTAACTCTCCATTTGCATATTTTCCAATGACTCCTTCACCCGGTATAAAATTTCCATTAAAATTTGTAATTTGTATTAAATTTTTTCTATATCCGTCGAGTTCCATCAACGGCCAAACAGCGTTTTCATTTCCATCACCAAGGTAAGTTATGCCATCTTCACATATAATACAATTTACAGAAGAAACAATATCACCAACTGCAAGATTACCAATAAGAACATTATCGGAAGAAATAACAACTTCTACGATTTTGCTTTCTAAAAATCTATAATATGATTTTATAAATTCTACAAAATCTGCACCTTCCATTTTAACAAATGCAGGCAATTGAGACTCTATAAAATCAGAAGTCTTATCGTATTTAAAGTTTAATGAATAGTCTCTAAAAGATGGCATTTGTGTATATGATTATTATAATAGAGTTCTTACATCTACAGTAGAAACAGATATATCTGAATTCTGTATATCTAAAATTTGATGTTCATGAGAAAAAATATCGTTTTGTTCAGGTGTTATGAATATTTCTATACGACCTTTAATATCAGGATATTCTACATTTGCGACTGTAGTTGCAGAGGTTAAAAAATTAGTTATTCTAATCTTTCCATTTGTATAATCTACAGTACCAACATTGTCTCCACCACACACTACAGCTTTTATTCCATTGGTTTTCTTAACTACCTGAAGTATAGAATAATTGCTTGGAGATACACTAAGTTCACAGCCAGAAATACCGGCATAAGTAAAGGTTGAGCTAGTTATTACATCATAAGCTACTTCACCTACAGAAGTCTTTGATATTGCATTATTATAATCTAAAGTAGTATCTGTAGTTATAACGTTTAGTGTAGGATCAAAGAATTTTTTTAATTTTATTTTTAAAATGTTACTAACTATAGAAGCATCTGCCGAATTTATAATAGAACTAAGATTTGTAGAATAAAAAGGAGAAGAGAAATCGTTTAGATACGTTTCTGCATAATTTACAATTTTAGTTACAGATAAAGTAACTATACTTCCTGAACCGAGTGCCGATAGAGAAGGATTGTATTTAACCTCACATGTAGGAACTATAAAAATATAATCCGGATCTACTATTTCAGTCTGAACAGTTATGATACTTCTTGGACCAAGTATTTGAGTTCTTATATATTCCTTTGTTGAATTATTTAATATTTGTCCTACATGAGGTCTAAGAGCAATAAAAACTTTTCCATAAACAGGTGGTACCATCGTATCTCCACCCCAAATTTTTATAGCGCGTATGTTTGGGTATTCTCTTTTAATTATTGTAGCATAATCATCTATTGTTACGCATCTTCCCTGAGTCTGGTATGATTTAGAGGCAATGTTTTTAATAGAATCTATAGACTCTCTTTCTGTTCCTCCAAAACTTTTAGATGTTTCTATAGAAGACATTTTAATTATACCAGTAGAGCCAGACGTCATTCCAGATACAGTTTCATTTAATGCAAATATTCCATTTACAGAAACGAGTTTTAAAATTTTATTAATTTTATCCCACTGTTCAACTGTCCCTGTTGTCTTTGATGTATTACCATATACAGTTTCATTGTATATAAAATCAGAAGAATAGTTTTGAGTTAATTCTAAAAGACGATATTGAACAGGTTCCAATGTGACTAAAGTTGCTATTCCACTTAAAGAATTAGTTCCAACTGTAAATTTTCTGCAACCATTAGCTTCTGGTCCATTTGTTGCTACATAATCGATAATTATAATATTGCCTATACCAACATCTACACCCAAATTTGCACCATCACCAAATTTTATTTCATATTGAGTATTTTCTATTTCATGAAGCCAATATACCGGTGACGTTCCTGTTATTGTTTGTAATTCTCCAGCAGGTCTAAAGGTAGTTTTTGTAAATACCGAAGCAGAATTTTGAACACACACAACAAGTGCAGAAATATCTATATTTCCTGATGGAATAATATAATGTTCTGTATCTGGATTAGCAGTTTCCCAAATTGAGCTTACTTGAACCTCATAAGAATACGTTAAATGTGTTCCTTCTACAATCTTAACAGTATTTTTTTTATAACACCACGATGCGCTAGTATTTAAAGACGGAAAATATTCTAATATATGATCTTCCAATGTAATAAATGTATATTCTTTATTAGATGTGGAAGATTTAAATTGAGCATAAGCGTCTAATTGAATAGAATTAGGTGCAGTAGGGCCAGTTATAGGCATGTATGCATAAATATTAACATATACTTCAGATGCAATTCTAGATTTAGGTGTATATCCCAACATTTTTGCTTTAGAAACAACAGATTCTCTAAACACTGCAGTGTCTAAAAACATTTCATTAGCAATCATATTTGCATAATATGCATTATAATGTGTATTATAAGCAAGGAGATCTATAAGTATAGAAAGAGAAGAGCCATCAAAATCATAATCTTTAAATTGAGCTTGAGATCTCATAAAATCTTTCAAATTAGCCTTTATCTTATCAAAATCTAAATCTGATACTGTTAGTGAATTTTGTGCCATATATTTGTTTATCTAATCATTTCCAGAAAGAAATTTATTGATTGCATCATAGTTTCATTGACTACTTCGAAAGATATTGTTACGGAATAACCCTCTGCATCATAATCTGGTATAACAAAAACATCCGATACTATTATTCTTGGTTCCCAATTTTGCAATACAGCTCTAATATGTTCTTCGATTCCATTTGCAGTTGGGCTTGATATTAATTCGAATAACAGATGATATACACCACATCCTTTACCTGGACTAAAAAGTCTCTCATTATATCCAGTTAACACGAGATTTCTCACAGCACGTTTCACTGCTTCCTCATTTGTTAGGAGACTAATATCACCAGTATTTGGATGAGCTATAAATGATATAGCAAAATCTGAAAACTTAATATCTGTTGTTCTTGCCATTCCAATTTTTATTTATTACAGTTATTATATTTATGATAATTCTGTTTATCATCCTCCAACTATTACATTCGGAGATCCTACTGCTGCAATTCCGCCGCAAGAAACAGGATCTCCAATGCGTCTTGCTGCTTTATTTTCTACGTATACAGTAGAACTGCCTGTTTGTCCCGATCCAGGATGGCATGGAGTACCGCAACAATGAATCCCATACAAATCTCCCTGTCTATGAATCTGTAGATTGTTTGCATATGTTATCGATGACCAGGTTGTTGTTTTCCTTGGAGGGAAGCAACCATGTCCGGAGCAAATATCATTTTGTCTATGTACAGGTGGCATTTAATAAATTTAAATTGTTAAAACATATTATGTGGAGTTCCGGAAAGAAAACGAGAAATTCCACCAGATGTTGAGCATATATAATTTTTCCATTCTTCTCCTGTCATTATTTCACCTGTAGTAGGATGAAAATAAGTGGGGCCCAAACCATCCTTTTCTCCAATAGATACATATTTGTTTTGGTCAAAGCCGATTATTAAATCTGAAGCTCTAGCTGACCAATTTGTTCTAATACTTATTATAAATTCCTGAGAAATTAATGTAGATGGACAGCTGTTTGTTGGGAATGTTGCTGTTATCTCACAATTAAAATCCATAAACTCTGGTTTTGCTTTATATGAAGAAGGAGATGGAATAACAGGAGACCCTCCTTCAAATCCTGCGACAAAATTAATTAAGTATAAATGAGAATCGGGATGACCAGAAGGCCATAGACTACATGGAAATATTTCTCCAGCACTAGATATCAATTTTACGGAAGAAGTACCGACCCCACTAAAAGTAAAAGCTAAAGGTATACCACTTGGAGTGCTTGATATTGTATAGGATGTTGCATATCTTTTTGTATGAGGTCCTGGACATAATTCTGACCAAGCAGCAAAAGTATCGCTTTGCCAATTGAATGCTTCTGTGGGATATTGCGGATGTGCATCTGATACATTTAAACCACATCCATTATGAACCACCAGATTTGTTCCTGTAGCATATCCCCAATTAGTTATTGATCCTTCCCATCCTGCAGCCATTGTATAACTATTTTAATTATTTCCACAATTACAATCCCCACTATCAAATAATATATCATTTGTTTGTTGTTGAATGTTCTTAAATTCTGCTTCATCACTATTAATAAAAACGGAATATGGAATGTTCAATTCTTTATCATTTTCCAAATAATTACTGTTAATTCTAATATGTTTATCAACATCTAATTTATAATCACCTTTAATTTTTACAGTAATATCACTATCAATAGTTAAAGTTTTTGTATCTGAATCATATTCTATGTGTTCTAACAAAGAAATTAATGAATCTATTTTCTTTTTACCTATACCCAATTTTAGAATTTCTAATATCATGTTTTAAAAATTAATAATTTCGTTGATCTAACAAATCTTGTGCTGCTTGTTGTGTTTGTTTTGCTTGTAAATTGTCATATTTTATTAATGCTTGCAATGGATCATCGGCAAATGATCCAAAAATACAGGTAGAGTCACTTGCGCGTGTTATAGCATTTGCTATAAGTTGTAATGAAGATGGAGTATACGGCGTTCCTGTCATATAATTATATTGATTTTTTTGTAGCAAATCATAATTAACAAGTGCCTGAGCAGGATTATCACTAGCATTTGCTACTATATTGGTTATTATCTGAACTTTATTTATATCACTTTTAAGATTATTAAGAGTTTCCATATTATTAACGCATCTAGATTTAATTGCTTCAGGCGTTTGATCGAATATTGGTTTTCCTGTTATTGGGTCTATTCTGCCACCACCCGAATCATTTGTACATTGTTGTGCCATCAATACACCAACAACATTCATTGCTATATTACCTGAAGAAGTTTTATCAAATAAATATTTTGCTTTAGAATATTCATTAGCTGCTTTAAGAATAGACACATTATCACGACTAACATCAGATGCATCAGGTGGACATTTTAAATTATCCAATCCTAACATTTTAGCAATTTCTGGAAGCGTAGGTATAGTTGGCATTGTAGGTAGCAAATCTCCTAATATATTACCAATATCTGGTATACCAGGCAAAGCAGGTAGCGTTGGTAGTTTGGGTATGTCTATTTTACCTAATTTACTTAAAAGAGAAGCAAAAGATGGCATTTTTGGTATACAATTTGCAAAAGAAGCACGTCCATTATCACCTTCTCCTGCATGAGGTTCTAATGTTGAATAATCTAGTGCACTAATTGCCCAATCTATAGAAGATAAAACTTCAGCAGGACCATCTGCTTTGTTAAACATACTTAACGATCCAATTAGCGAATTTCCTTGTGAAGTATTGCTAGTAAAATTTGTAAGACTACAACCCAGATCGTATTGAGGTTGTGAATATGAAAAATATGAATCGCCACAACAAACATCATTGCATTGACTTACTGCAGAATTTATTTTTTTTAAAGAATCTGGTGGAATAGAATCACTATCAACAAGGTAAGACTGACCCGATGAATCTGTAATTAAAGTCAGTGAAGATGAAGAAGCACTACTTCCACTATTAGTTGATGTAAAACTTTTTATCCCAGCAACAACACTAGATATAGTTCCAATTGAATTGATAATATTTATTAAATTAGCAAGACCGTCTGGTTTTTTTACTGGAGATTTTGATTTTGTTCCTGCTGCAGTATTAACAACAACTGTAATTTGATTACCATTTGCATCTTCGTGTATTGTAGTTTTAACAACACCTTTTTTACCTTCAATGTTAACAAGTTTTACATCTTCACTAACAATTTTTCCAGTCTTTTCTAAATCTGGTTGAACAATCCCAATTGATATTTTTTTAAGTTCATCAGGAATATCCGTTATTGGTACTAATAATATTCCATTTTTATTTGTTTCTGTCCAAACTCCATGTTGTTCACCAGCATTTTGAGCCCAAGTTCTATTTGCGCCAGAATGTAAATATTTCCATTCATTAACAATATCCATTGGGTTCATGCCATTAACATGACATATAACCATTATGCTATTATCAAAAACATTCCACTTTCCAGTGGTATCTTTTGCATAATCTAAACCATATTCTATAGTTGATTTTGTAGTAGAAGTAATGTTAGATTGATTAGGAGAAATAGAACTTGATAAAACTTTACCATTTGAATCATAAACTGTTGTTGTTACAGAACCATCTGCATTAATTTTATTTTGTGTGGAATTTCCGCCCGTTACTGTAGTTGTGCTTGCCATATTACTTAGTTCCTAATTTTGAAGGAGTTGTTATATTAGCATTTCCTTTTGCAGCATGTTGTGCTCCTGTAGCAGGTACTACTGGTGTACTTGGAATATTTGCTATTGCCGGATCTTTTGGTGCGATAGCACTATTACAATTTATATAAACCATAGGTCCATCTATTTTTACAGATGAAGTTCCACCAATTTTAGTTGATTCACCGGATATATTACACTCGAGTGTAGCATCTATATTAGTCTTAGGAGCTGCAATGTCTATTTGTGTTTTAGCTTTAAATGTGCAATAATTGTGAGATTGTATTTGTACGATAGCACCAGCATCAATTTGCATAGACTGACCTGCCAATAATTGAAAATCTTTATTTGTAGTATGTCTTTGAGCATCCAATGCTTGCGTGTTTATTTCTTTAAGGGCTAAAATTTCTACCTTATTCATAGACGTAAGATTTAAATCATAGTCTGACTTTAAGTGCAATTCTCCACTTTCTGCATTGTTAACCGTTATTCTATAATTACCTGCTTCCGTTAAATGATTTCCATCTCCACTTTCTACAGTTGTGTAATGTCCTTTTCCGATATAAGAAGATGAAGAAAATCCAACCGTTCTAGTGTCATCCCCATGTAATTGAGACGTTTTATTACCTCCTATGATTTCACCTTTAGCTCTTTGATATTGATCTACTTTATCTCCACCAAAAGTTTCATGCTTAGTACCAAAACAAACATAGTGATCATCCAAATAAGTTATCCTATAAGAATTGCCAAAGGTTTTCATAACACGATCACCGTTTGGCTGCATTTCATCAAATGTTCCTGAACGGTGAAATGTATGAATTCTTTCGTGACCCAAAGTATCATCTATTTCAATTATATGTCCTGATTCAGATTCCATAACTTTATTGTATGGATATTTTGCATTATATATTAAAATAGGGTCGGGTTCTGACCAAAATGTTCTTTGTACTTGTCCTGAATCTTCTCCACGAGAATTATTAGACACTATATTAATAAGTCTATTTTCGCATTTCCATTTAAGAATAGTTTTGTCTAAATCTTCGTTTCTTGCCAATCTATGCGTGTCCGGTTCTCCTAATCTAGATTTCATAGGATAGGTATTATTTAACATAGCCTGCATTTCTTCTTCACTATTCCGTTTAACTTCATTATTAAGAAGCTTTCCAGAATGTGTAAACCCTTTTTCTAAATTAATAGGTCTATGCATAAGAGCATCATTTGCACCACCATGTCCTGCTGGATCAAAGAAACCTTTCTGTTCTTCTGGTGATTTGCTAAGATTTGGACTTTCTTCTTCTGGTATTCCAGGTAATACCCCAAAAATTACAGGATCTTGACAATGATCTCCATCTCTAAAAAAACCCATTACCCAAGACCCCTCTTTTGGAGGAACAATTCTTTCTTCTTGATTAACAGGAAGAAGTATCATAGCCCAAGGTAAATCTGAAGTTGCTATTCCCGATGCTGATTTATCATCTGTATGTATTCCTAATATACGAACACGACATCTACCAGTCATTAAAGGATCATTTCTATCTTCAACGACACCCTGCCACCAATAGAAACCATCCTTTCCCATAAAAGTATTTGACATTCTATGCGTCTCCTGTTATTTCTTTATGAGATATTTGTTCATTAAATCTATCTCTAAGTAATTCTATTGACACCGTATAAGATCTTTCTTTTGCTTCTGGTAATATATAAATACGGTGTCTTATTCTAGATACCAGATAATTTCCTGAAACAAACCTATCATTAAATCTACCCGTTTTATTACTTATTTGGGTGCTATCAAATGTAATATGTGGTTTATTGAATTCTATTATTTTACCTAATTGTATTTCGTCTGTTCCAGGTATAGAATCTATACACAACTTAAAGTTATTCATTTGTTGTATTTTAAATATTCTACTAGCGCTTTGATCTACAATCAATGAATTTGATATAAGCTCGTCAGGTTTTTCCCGTTTAGATATATATTTTAAATCACCTCTATTAGGTTTCTGTTCTACACTTTTAGTTGTATCGTTATCTGGTGATTTTGATAATGAAATGTTAGTAGGAAAACAATCAATACCTCCAGGCATTCTTACAAATTGCATTGGTTTAGAATCATTTTTAACCTTATCACTATAAAACGAATTTCCAGAAGTAGAAGCATCCAAGTAATCTTCACTGTGAGAATGTTTAGATATTACAAACTTCTTTCTTAATGGATCATGGCAAATCCAACATTGATTATATTGACCATTTAAAGTATTGTTTAACACACTACCATGATTATCAAATGAAAATTCTTCTACATTTCTAGTAGAAGTGCTAGTATCTTTTGTACCATTACTATTAACATTCTGAATAGTAAATTCCATCGTAAATGATGAAGGTTGTTTCATCATAGTAGAGATTGACTTCAAATTGTATTGGGGTCCTTCACTTTTATTTGTTGATTCAAAAAATAAAAAATCACATTGTTTCTCTGCGTTTATTGCCTTCGTATTTGCTAACCAATTTATTACTTTAAATGGATTCCAATTAGGAATCACAGTCTTTAAAGTACCTACAGTGTTTTCTATTTCAAATTTTTTATCACTTTTAAGGTAATCATCAAATACTATTTTTGCTATATTACTAGCAGTCATTGTATTAAATGATCTAGATACCCTAGTGTTTAAATTTGTAAGAATTTCTGAAGAAAAAAAGTATAAAGTGTATGTTTGTATTTTTCCGACGTTTTTTCCACTTGCTGTTCTATCACCAATTTTATAAACTCTCATTTTTTTCAAATTAATGGAGTTCTGTAAATCTCTAGTAGGAACTCTAAACCTTATCTCTATAGTCTCTTCACCAACTATAGGAAAAAATTCTATCAATTCTTTACTATCTTGAATAGATAGATCACCCATAATCTGACATTGAAAAATATCTTCATAGATATTAATCTCTGCTACAAAATCACGTATATCTATAGTCTTTGAACCATCAAAATTAGTGAGGTCCATGCTTTCTATAATAACGGCACTTGGTTTATAACTTTCTTGTGTTTGCATTATTTAGAGAATAGATTATTCATTTCTTTTATTATCTGAGGAAGATATTCTCGTTTAACAATATTGATCTCTCTTTTATTTTCATTCAAAGAATATTCCCAATCATATATAGTTTTTTTTAACGAAGGAGTACCATCCCAGTCAGATTTATTTATCCAATTTCCAACTACATCCTCATAGTGATGAACTAGCAATTCATTTGTAGTGTCTGATGCACCTTCTATACTTTCATATTTAGATATAATGTAATTATTAAATTCTGAATTACTTCTTGGCCACTGAGTGTAAATATTAATAATATCATTTGCATAAAGAATTAACCAATAATATTGTGTATCGCCGTAATAACGATTTGCGATATCTTCTACACGTTCTCCATCTTGAATTGTATATTTGTAGAATATTGCAGTCTTTATTATAGTAGAAAGAGTTCTCATTTTAACTCTTTTGAAAATATCGGTAACAATTTTTGTAGACCCAGAATTATCGGTATATTCTACATTAGGGAAATATGAAAAATAGTTTGTTCCTGACACTTTAATTATTTTTTAATTAGTTGCGCGATTTGGATACGTCGCTTCAAAATCTTCTTGGGTAAGTATTGCAGTTTCTGTGAACGATATTGTTAACTTTACATTTGTTGGCGCATGGTTTCCATTACCACTTGCATCTGGACCATGAAAAGAACTTCCCTTAGAAGTATAATCTACATCAAACGAAGTTATTGCACAATCTTTAAGTTGAAATAAATATTTATTTCCTACATTACCTACATTTGACACGTTTAATCCTGGTATTTGTGGATCTGTTATTCCATTTGTATTTTGTATTGTTGCAACTTGATCTTTTCCATCTACAAATTTAATATTCCATAAAGGCGGTTGCACCATTACACCATCTAATGCTTTGGATGGTGTATGTACATATTTTTTGAACCACCAAATAATTTTATTTAGAGTTTCTGCTTCTTCTGCTGAAGATGATACTAAATCAAATGTAAAATTAAATGTTCTAAAATCGGGTCCTTTCCATTGCACATACTTATAAGGATTAAGTGCTCTCTTTGAGCCAAGATCTAAAAATTTTCCAGTTGCAGAATCTCCTCCTAATTTAGATATCTGACTTTCTATAATTGCACCAACATCACCGTGACCAAGTGCAGCAAATGCACCAACACCCCCTGCATCTATAGTTTCCCAATTTGATCGATAAGAAGAACTAAGCTCCCTTGGTAACGGTAAATATATTTGCCCTAAAGGAGTAGATCTAGGAGAGATTGTATTATAAAACGAAACGTCTTCGTGTGGAGCAAAATATGTATACTGAGAAATATCTGTTCTATTTGTTAAATCAGCCGGAAATTGTAAAGAACCACCAATTGGAGAAGATTTACCTACTCCAGATAATGCATTATATATAGAGCCGGTTAATAAAACACTAGCACCTGCACTAACAGCAGCTTCTGTTCCTATATTTTTTGCTACACCTACTACGGTATTTATTATGCCCATATTTGTTATCGTTTTTCTTATAAATAGATATATGTATATTTATAACAATTTTCAATATAATGGCAAGATTTCCAAAACCCCGCAAATTTATACCAAAAAATAAAGATAAATATGCTGGTAATATCGATTTAATCATCTCTAGAAGCAATTGGGAAACTCAAACCATGATCTGGTTGGATGAACATTCCGGAGTTACTAAATGGTCTAGCGAAGAAGTTGTGATACCTTATTTTAGTCCAGTAGATGGGAAACCACATAGATATTTCCCTGATTTTAAGGTTCATGTAAAAAATGAAGGAATTGAACAGGTTTATTTAGTCGAAGTAAAGCCCAAAGCTCAAACGAGGCCACCGAAAATGAGAAAACGACTAGGACATCCTACAACACGATACGTTTCTGAGGCAAAAACATATGTTATTAATGAGTGCAAGTTTAGAGCAGCTACAAAGTATTGTGAATCAAGAGGATGGAAATTCCTCATTTTAACAGAAGATAATATTAAGAAAATATAAAAGGGAAATAAAATAATGTCTGTGTTTGAAGGTGTAGAGCTTAAATCGAAAGATGGTTATTTCTATAGATATTTAGGTGATTCGAAAGGTCACCGAATTAACAAATGGGCTCGTATACTTCCTTCTGGAAAGACGGGATCAGTTGCAACAAAAAACACTACTTTAGAATTAAATAAACTTGCAGGTAAAAAGAATTACACTACTCAGGAAAGAGTTTTTGATAATCTACTTCTTCGTGGTATAAGATCTGGAAATATTCCGGCTAGAACACAAGATGCTAGGGACTGGTTTAGAGGAATTGCTAAAGAACAGCATCAAGTAACATCTGCTAGTCTTCTTTCAGAGAAAACTAGATTAGTCACTAAATTATTACCTGGGGAATTTTATTTCTTCATGTATGATCCTAAATATGCTAAAACATTGCCTTATTATGACATGTTCCCAGCAATTATTCCTATAGAACAATATAGTGATGGTTTTCTCGGTTTAAATTTCCATTATTTACCTTACATTCTTAGAGCAAAATTAATGGATTCTTTATATACATTAGCGACAGATGATCGTTATGATGAAAAGACCAAATTAGCAATTTCCTACAAAATAACAAAGGGAATTTCTGCACATAAAGAAGTTGCTCCAACTATTCATAGATATTTATACGAACATGTTAAAAGTCGTTTTATAAATGTTTATTCATCTGAATGGGACATTGCATTATTTTTACCAGTAGCACAGTTTAAGAAGGCTAGCCAGCAAAAGGTATGGAGAGATTCAAGAGCAAAAATTAAGTAAATTAAATAAATATGCCATTAAATTTTTCTGTTTCCAATTTTAGAGGATCCTTTGCTGGGATAGGATTGACAGATTCGTCATTGTTTGAATTTAAATTTTTGACAATGCCTAAATGTCTACAAAAGAATTATCAAGCAACACTAATGGATGATCTTAGTGTTCATACAATGAAGTCTCAGTTACCCGAATTAGCAATTCAATCTAATTCTGTTTCCTATAATGGACCTCAGATAAAGCATGCTTCAGAGAATTCAACGAATGATATGACAATAGAAGTCGTATCTTCTGGTAATCTTTGGGAAAGAAAACTTTTTGCTGCATGGCAAAATGGAGTAATTAATTACGGTATTCCAAGTCAAGATGGATCAACCTTTTTAGTGGGTTATTATGCCGATTATACTGTAGATGCAGAAATTTATATTTATAACGAAGCACGACAATTAACTTCAACGATAAGACTTTCAAAATGCTGGCCAACAAACGTAGGAGCAATAGATTTGGATTGGGCATCTCATACAACTCCAGTATATTTTAACGTTACTCTATCTTATGCTCAATGGAATTTTGTAGAAGGATTGGCTACCCCTACAGTATTAAAGGCTACATCAGGAGTAGGTGGGAATATAGGAACTAGAATTCAAGTACAATAATTATATCATAAACATAAAAATATAACATTATGGCATTACCATCAATCGCAAGTCCTCAATTTACATTAATATTACCGTCAACGGGTAAGAAGTTTTCTTACAGACCCTTTTTAGTGAAAGAAGAAAAAATTCTTCTTATTGCTTTGGAAGGCGGCAACCCTGATGATATTATAAACTCTATTAAAGAAATTATTAGAGTTTGTGTGTTTGGAATTGACGTAGAAGCAATATCTATATTTGATTTAGAATACTGTTTTTTGCGTCTTAGAGAAAAGTCAATAAGTGATAAAATAACAATTTTCGTAAAACATATTGATGGGATAAATTCTGATGGAAACCCATGTGATCATACTCAGGAAATTTTAGTAGATTTATCGCTAGTTGATATCGTGAAAACAGAAGGTCATGATAAAAAGATTCAATTAACAGATGAAATAGGTGTAGTGATGAAATATCCTACTCTTTCCATATTAAATGAACTAGGTAATTACAACAGCAACACATCTTTTTCTATAATTGCAGATTGTATAGATTATATTTATGATGCAGATAAAACATATCCAAGTTTGGATTATAAGAAAGAAGAGATAACTGCATTTGTTGATAATTTAACTCATACGCAATTAGAAAAGATAGAATATTTCTTTGAAACACTACCAAAAGTATCTTATGAAGTTAAATGGAAATGCGGAAAGTGTAAAGTAGAAGAAACTATAGTTTTAGAAGGGCTAACAGATTTTTTTACTTAATTCTTGGTCATAATTCATTGTCTAATTATTACACATTAAATTTTCAATTGATGAAACATTATAATTGGAGTGTTACAGAAGTTGAAAGTTGGATACCATGGGAACGTGATATTTATGTAGAGCAATTAAAGAATTGGATTAGAGAACAAGAAAAAACTTAAATTAAAAAGATGGCAACACCAAAATCAGAAAAACCAATAAACGATAAACCTCTTAAGATGCCTGACATTCAGCTATCAAAAAGAGGGGATAGGGATTTGTTAGTAGTCATAGATAAATTAGTTGCTATTAATCTTATAGCAGCAAAGGCATCTGTTCGTACTGCTAGAGCTGTTGAAACCTTAACTCGTCAAACCCATACTTCCAATACGATTTCTAAAAATGGTGGAATTGGTCCAGAAAAAATGGTATTGTCATTTATTGCTGGACAGGGTACTAAATTTTTAGAAAGAAGAATATCTGGAACCCTTGATAATCTGTTTGCAAAAACTCCATGGGGTAAAAAAGTTGCAGAAAGTAAAGCAAAAGAAAAAGCAGAAACAACAGCAGATACTTTTGCTAGAAAACAGAGTTATAAAGATGCCGCAAATTCTGCTAATAATACATATCAAATTTGGAAACTACTTCAGAGAAAGTTTGGAGATGCGGACTCGAGTGGAACGCCTTATAAAGCTCCTGAAAGTCCAAATGGGTCAGGCGGTGAGACTTTCGGGCCACTAGGTCCCGCAGGACCTAAAAACCCATTAGGTGGAGGTTATACTAAAAAATGGCCGCCGCCTAATGGTGATGGTTGTTGCTGTTGTAAAGGATCTTCTGAAAAAGTAGAAAGGAGAGAGACGAATGGGTTATTAAATAAAATCATAACCGCAACAGAGGTTTTAGGTACAATAGCAGCAACTATAGGAGCAGGAAAACTTGCAACAAAAGCATTGGGCGGTTTTGTCCCTAAAGTATTGTCAACTGGCGTAGAAACAGTAGGTGGAGAAGTATTAGCAAAGGGTGCAACAAAAGCGCTAACTACAGGATCAAATGTTTTAGGTAAAGTATTGTCAACTGGCGTAGAAACAGTAGGTGGAGAAGTATTAGCAAAGGGTGCAACAAAAGCGCTAACTACAGGATCAAATGTTTTAGGTAAAGTATTTCCATCAACAAGTGTTGCAGAAGTTGTTACTGAAAAGGTTGCAGAGAAAGCAATTCCTAATATAGGAACAAAACTTTTAACAAAGGCAGGAGAAGAAGTTGTACCAGAACTTGGTACAAAAATTGCGGTTAAAGGTGCAGGAAAACTTGGATTTAAAACTTTAGGAAAATCTATACCGTTACTAGGTGCAGGTTTAGGTGCATATTATGCATATCAAAAAGCAAAAGAAGGAGATTATACTGGTGCTGCATTAGAAGCTAGTTCTGGATTGGCTGGTGCCGTTGGATTATCACCTTTAAGTTGGGGATTATCTGGAATATCCGCAACTAGAGATTTAGCAGGAGCTGGTGTATTTGGGAAAGAAAATTCTGGAATAGGATCTTGGTGGGGAAAACCGAGAGAACCTAAAGTAGGAACCTCCGTTAAGGCAAATTGGTGGGATGATTTAACAAAAGAACCACAAGAACCTGGTAGCAAAAAGTCGTTTTTAAAATCAGCTAAAGGTGTTTATGATTCTGTTCATAAACACCCAGTTGCAGTTGAAACTGCATTTGGTATTGGGAACGCGACTTCAAACATTGCAGCAGGTGAAAAAGTAAAAGAAGCTATCTCTAGTGAAATTGGCTCAGTAGGCGGCGGGATAGTAGGTGGTATCGGCGGCGAAAGATTATTAGGAGCAACTGCGATAGGACCTCTTAAAAAATATAGTACCTTATTTAAAATACTAGGTTCTATGGGTGGAACCTTACTTGGTAACAAATTAGCTAGACCTATAGGAAAATCAATCGTATCTGATCCAATAGGATCAATAATGAATTCTATATTTGGTAATGAAGCTTTGGCATCAGAAAAAACTTCGCCTAAAAAAACTAAATCGGAAACGATATCGAAGAAAATAAATATAAGCGAAATTCTTCAAAAGAATATTAGTAGTTTGGTAGAAGGAATTTTTTCTGTACCTAAAAATATGGCAGTTGGTATAGTATCTATAGCAAAAATAGGTGATAAGATTATTAGATGGGTTATGAAAAGATTAAATCCATTTAACTTTGACAAAGATAATGCTCAACTTTGGAGAGAAGCCGATTATGAAGGGCAGACTGACGTTATAGCAACAACCGGAAATAAAATTACAGGTGGTGTTGGAGAATTCTTTGGTAATATAATGAAAAAGATGGGATTAACTCCATCACAATCTATGAGCAAAGCTGGAGGTACTTCGGTTGGTATGGGTGGTGGCTCCGCAGAAAAAGGTTTGGGTGAATCAGGTAGTTCTAAAGAAGGGATGTCATTTTTACAATCCAAAGGTTGGACAAAGGAGCAAGCGGCGGGTATTATTGGAAATTTACAGTCAGAAAGTGGTAAAGATATGAAAACCAATTCTGTCGGTGATGATGGACAAGCATATGGCATAGCTCAATGGCACCCTGATAGACAAAAAATGTTTGCTAAAGTGATGGGTAAAGATATTAAACAATCGAGCTTTAAAGAACAATTAGCATTTGTAGATTGGGAATTAAATAACACAGAAAAGAAAGCGGGTGATCAAATAAAAGAAGCAAAAACTGCAGATGGTGCGGCTGCAGCGGTTGATATTTATTACGAAAGATCTTCCGGTAAAGTTAGAGGGCAAAGACAATCTAATGCATTAGCTCTTTTAAATACCAACGAAGGTTCAACTGCATTAAGTAAACCTAAATCAACTTTACAAAATTCGGTTGAACTTAATCCATCTGTTAAGCCACTGGTTGCAGTTCCAAAACCAGTAAAACAAGGCGCATTTATTAGTGCAGAAACTAAATCTTTAGAATTTGCGAGAAAAGCAACAGTACCTGTATCTACCGACGATGTTGCTGGTAATGTCGTGATAAATGCTCCATCTAATACAAATGTACATGAAAAACAGTCTGGGAATATTGGTGCTGTTAATAATAACAACGACATGTATAGAATAATAGCTTTATCTGGAGGATTAGGTGATTTTTTACCAACCGTAATTCAACACTAGAAACGATATTTTCATAAATAAATATTATGCACAACGATAACATAAAAACAAAACACAATGCCCGAAGAGATATCTAAAGCATGGGTTCTAGAACAAATATCAAAAGTATATGAGTCAGTAAAAAAGGACATTGAAAAAATAGAAAATAAATTAACTAATTTTACAACACATGATCTTTGTGTAGAAAGAAGACTTTCCGATATCAAAGAAATAAAAAGAGTTGATACTAGAATAGATGATATAGATGATGATATTGAATCTACAAAAGTTAATTTTGACAAGAAGTGGGATACTCTTACATTTTGGATATGGGGTTTATTAGGCGGAGTGGTCTTAGAATTAGTAGGTCTTTTATCAACTATAATTAAAAAATAACAATGTCAACACCTGAAAAAGTGATTAAATCTCCATATTCTGAATTGGAAGAAAAATTGGATATTGTAGAAAAAAACATAGACAAGTTTAAAAGGGGATTTGAAAAAAGATTTGATGTTCTGGAGTTTCAAATGAAAATTATATCTGCAGTTCTTTGTGCTTGTATATTTTTAACAGGACTACACATATCTAGATTATTTTTACCATAAAATACGTTATATTATGGAAAATGTAGAAAATCTTATAACGAAAACAGTAAAAAGATTAAATGAAGTTGATGAAGGGGTGCGTGAATTAAAAATCCATGTTTTATCTAAAACAGATATATTAATGAATAGAATTATTACAATACTATTCCTAGTATTATCTTCCGTTGGAATTTTAGCATTTCAATTACTTGACTGAATTCCAAATATTCTTTTGTTGTTTATACCATTCTATCCATGCATCATTTTTAGCTTTAAGGATATAATAAGATCCATAGTTTTGGTTTGCATTCTGTAAAAGATCTGAAATTTTTGTGGTGTTACTATCTAACAAAATTAATTTAGATGAAACAATCAAATCAGATGGTGGTTCTGGAAAATTTCTTTTTGTAGGCACAGATTGACAACCAACCAATAATAACAGTAGTATATATATTTTTTTCATTTATGTTCCTCGTTTGGTCCACTTACAGCTTCATTATAAATTTTAACTGCTAAAGGTGTTAAAACACTTCCTTTATTTATTTCATCCTCATTTGTAGATATTTCGGTTGAAACAGATGCCGTATGTTTGTTAATATATACAATCTTTTCTTTTGTAACTGTAACGATTTTCTCCGTCACTTTTGCACTTTGCGCTTCTGCAATTTTCAATTTAGCCTCGACTTCTGCAACACGCGCTCTCCATTTCATTTCTGTTCCATATCCACCTTTCCAATACACTCCAGTCAATAGAACAGCAACACTCAATGCTTGAAATAACTTTTGCTGTATAGGGTTAATAGCAATATTCGGTGGTAATATTTTTAGAAGTTGATTTTCAAAAAAGAATGATATAATTACCATCACTATTCCAAGAAGAATAACAAAATTTACTATTATATTCAAAAAAGAATCTGGTATTAAATGTAATATCCACATAATTAAGCCTCCAATATTTGTATTGCTTTATTGTAACGTGCTATACGATCATCTAGACCTATAGTACCTCCATTTATTCGTATAGACATTGTTTTGATATCCTTAGAATCTGCGTAGATATTTAGATTATTTTCTTTCCAATACCAACATGCACTCTCCAATGCACCCGTAGGAGTTTCCATATAAAGTATTGTTTCATCTACCGACTTTCCTATACATTTAGCAAAAGCAGTATAGTTACTTTTACCAGTCAATTGAATTAAACCTCTTCCACAGAACTTAAATCCATCACCAGAAGTTTCAGGTCCATTTCCTATTCTATTAGCATATACTCTATTAGCAATTTTTTCAGGCTTATGTTCATAAGCTGTAGCCATTTCTATTGTAGGAAAATATTTTCTAAAAACTGTCATAAGTGCAGCAGCTCTATAATTTAAATTTTCCTTTATAATCATATAATTACCACTTTCATGTGCAGTTTGAGCTAAAAATGCTCCTACTCTAATAATAGTGTTTATTTCATATTTTGGTAATATAGTAATGAGTGCTAAAAACCAATTATCTATATGACTATTACCTATAATTATCTTTTCAAGTTTTTCTTTTGTTAAAAAATCCATTTATTTTAAATATGAGGATTGTTATTAATTATGTAATTTTCTTAATAAACAGACAGTAGCACCAATAGTTTAAAATGATGCTACTGTCTATAGTATTGATTTACAAAGTTAAATATTAAAGCGTGAATTATTTATAAATTTATATTTGAATCACTATTCATTGCATCATCTGCTGCCTTTTTGTCTTCTTCTTCAGTTTTTCCTGGTAAATCTCTATAATAAACACCAAATGTTTTTAAAATATATTTGATTATATATTTATAAGAAAAGGGAACAACTAAGAAAGATGTTATAAGAACTTCTGTCGTTGTGGTTCCTATAAAATGAAATAAAATTCCCATACTAAGACCGACTATAGCAGTTATAATCTTTTTTGTTATTCCGGGAACATATTTCTCTTTATTTAAATAATCTATAAATTTGATAATTAAATAGATGAGAATATTTGTAGAAACTATATATGGTATAGACAAAGAATTAATTATTGCTGAATATATTCCACTTAGCAAATCTGTATCTGTAGGCATATAATCCTCCTTTTTATTGTTATATAATATTATTTCTATTTATAAAATTATATAATTGCAATAAAAACAGAAATGGCTCCTATTAGGAGCCATTTCTTTGATATACTAAAGTTCTTTTTAGAGATTAACCGAAAGACCTACTCCATAAAGAATATCATTTGTTTTGAATGTCTGATGCAATGCAGAATTGTAAACCGCGGTACCAAAAACAGAAACGTCATTAGCAACATTAGTTTTAATAACTATTGCTTCGTTGACAAGTTGGAATTTCAAATCATTACTAGCGGTATAAATTTTATTACCTACACCAGAAACAATCTGAACATCTATATTCTTAATTGGATGAGTTGTAATAACAAGTTCTCCATAAGTTCCAGACGTGTTAATTCCAGCTATTCTTCTTTCTGCATTAATAGTAAATGCACCATCAGTAAGTGAGATATGAGCATCCAAATCCTGATCATTTCTTACATCAGCAATAGAATACGATCTTACACCGAAAGAAGCATTTTTGCTTAATGCATAATCAACAGATCCTTCAATTCCATTATAACCACTTTGTCCTGAAATAGACTGTTTTGCAAGAACACTTACAGATAGTGCGTCGTAAGCTACAGTACCAGAAAGAGTAGAAAATGCTTTCCCATTACTTTGATCATAACCATGATCAAAATATCTACTATAAACACCAACACTTCCAGAGGTTACCAAATCAGATGCATAAGATGTTACTGTAGACATAAGTAACATCCCAAACAATGCTATTAAAAATGTAATTTTTTTCATAATGTTTTTTGTTTTTGTTATTGATTACTTAACTGTTGGAGTTGCAACCTTCACTGATTTCTTAGCTGCTACTACTTTCTTTTTTGTAACTTTAGGAGCTTTCATTGCTTTCTTAGCTGTTACTACTTCTGTTTTTGCTGTAACTGGTGCAGTCGTATCTGCAGCAAAAGATGGTGCGCTAGCAAGAATGATAGAAAGGAAAGCGCTAATAATTGTGATCTTTTTCATAATGTTTTTTGTTTTGTTTTTGTTATTGTTGTTTGTTGTTTGTTGTAAAAATTATTTCATTTGATGTTTATAATATAGAAACTTTTTTGAGAATAAGAAATTTTTTATTTATATCCGGTAGGAGCTAATCCATTGGTTTCTTTCCAATCATTTCTATACCAATGATAGACATATAATCCTTCCATAATACAAGTACGAAAACCAGCTCTTCTTATAGCGTAGTCGATATGATTATCTACACTTAAAAATCCATTTATAAATCCTTCTGTTTGTTTCCATACTCTTTTAGGTAATAATAAAACAACTCCGCTAATAGGATCTTTGCATTCTTTTAAAAGATACCTATTTTTTTCCTGTAAATTTTTTCCTATTTTTCTATGAAAAGAAAAATCATGATTATAAGCATCGTCGGAATCTTTAGAAAATACGATTTGTTCAACATTACCTATTCTATTCGTAACTGCAGTTAATAGACCAACATTTAAATTCTTTGAATCTATAGCAGTTGTAATAGTTTCTAATTGCTCATGATAATCAGATGTCGTAAACATTGCATCTGCATCTAAAAAACATGCCCAATCGTCATCGTTAATCATATTCATATATCGATTATAAACTGCGCCAAGATTTTTATTCTCTGATCGGTGCGCATAAGGTATAAATGTATGTATCATCTAACTATATATGGTAAATATACCGAACTACTTATTGCTAAATATATTTCATATACAAAATCGCCAATTAAAGGCATTCCAAACCTTTTATTACAGATATTACTATGAATTTCATAATTTATGTTTTTCGTGTTATAGTTATTCGTCATATGATCCAATTTTGTAAATAAACTTTAATTTCAAATGCTAAAATATCAAAAGCAAAATCATAAGGTGACCAATCACCCGTTATTTTATTATTTATATTGTTAATATCGTATTTCATCTTACTAAAATCTGGTTTAGTTTTATTGATAGCAATACATGTTCTGGTATATTTCTATATTTATCCATATAAAATCTAAAATTCGAATAAAAACTTTTAATTGGATGCAAATTCTCTCCTAGAAATATATTTATATTGTTAATATCGTATTTCATCTTACTAAAATCCCGGGAAATTTTTCTAATAGTAATTTATATTCTGGATTTTTGAATATATGAGCGAAAGACATGAAATCCGAATAGAAAAAATCTACTAGAATGCTAGCTTTTAAATTTTCATTTACTGTGTTAATATTATATTTCATTTTTTAAAAGTCTACATTAAAACATCTAGATTGATAAAGATCACGTTCAAGTTCTTCTAACCATAGACATGGTATACCGTATCTGGTGTAAATTAATTGATTTTGAAACTTAATAAAATAATAATTAGAGTCGCGAAATACTATAGAATATATTCTCGTAATATTACGATTTATTTTTTCTGTGTTATATTTTTTCATCTTATTTTGGTCTTATCAAGTAGATCTGTTATATTTACAAGAAAGTATAGAATTGAAAGATTGTTTATTATCGAACCCAATTCATGCCGAGGATAAATTGAACAAAAAATATGAAAATTGAAATAAATCGGAATCGCATCTATATTATATTTCATCTTACTACGAACATTATATTTCATTATATTAAAATTAAACCAAATTTTAGATTTAAATATTTTCGTAAAGGAAAGGTAAGTTGGATATCAGACGGTAATAATAATTCACCAACTTCCCAATAACAACCTCCCAGAAAAACATTGTGTTGTTTAATTCTATATTGTTTCATTGAGCTAAAAGATTAAAAAATAATTCCATTCTTCTAACACTTACACCATTAAAAATAATCCAAATAGGAACACTAGAAAAAATTTCATTTCTAAGAAGTTCTTTATCAAAATAACATAAATTTTTACTAAAAATTAATCCCGTCTTATAATGTTTCATTTTCTAGTGTAGAAATTTAATCGTATTAATCATTTTTTATTATACTATTGTAAATGGTATTTTTCTGATAGTTAAACTCACCTTCAAACATATAACATTGTCCCCCATTCCAACTTTCATAACACTGTATGTATGTTATAGTTCATCTAACAATTAAGTTTTTGATCTGATGTTTAAAAATAATTGCATAATAATAATACAATTTGATATAAAAATTATAAAAATCTATACTAAACACTCCAAAAATAAGCATTATGAATTGCATAATTTACGGTATGAACATTATATTTCATCTTACTAAAATCCAGTCTAATTTTATTAATAGTAATGTTATATTTCTATATTTGTGACTACAATAAAAACTTAGAAGCAGATTCGGTATATATTTCACTATGTTATCTGTTTTATATTTCATTCTACAATGTAATTTTTAATAGACGTAAATTTTTCTATTTCCTTTAAAGAACTACTAGAAATATGTTCGCATTCTGCATCGCAAAAAATATTAATAATTTTAATATCAGGTTTCATATCATTCAAAAATCTATAAAGATTTAATTCTGCTTGCAAATCTGTAGTATTTCTTAGTCCTCTTATAAGAGTAACATCATAAGGTAATGAATTGATATAATCTACCAATAAACCGCTATGATGAACTATTTCTCTATTTTCTATATACTTAGGAACAATTTTAGTAATAGAATTATCTTTAGCTGTATTATTGCCGTATAAAATAATAACCTTATCGAATATTTTCTCCGCCTTCTCTAAAATATTAAGATGCCCTTTATGAAACGGATTAAAGGTACCTGCATAAAGTCCAATATTAGGCTTTTTATTTTTTACGAAGGAAATATAAGAATTAAACACCTTTCCTAAATCGATGTTATTTTTATAGAACTCAATTAAAAAATTTATTCTTCCACTTACGTATTTTTCATAAGGTAAATATTGATATTCTTTTGCTATAAGTTCCTCATTTTTTAGAAGAACATCAAAGTCTTCATGAAGAGAACTAACATCTATTTCACATAAAACTTTACCCAATTCAGTCTTTGGTTCGTGATTCTCTGTATCTAGAATGGCATTATATGCTCTTATAAAAATATCATATCTGCTAGTTGGAAATTTGTCATTCTTAGCAAAAGACATTAAAAATTCTGCACTTTTCTTTTCATTATCCTTTGATTTTGGATCATATATAATATCATGAAAAATAATTGCTAATCCTAGATCATACGGTACACCAATGTCATGTTTAGTAATCATTTTGCTACCTTTAATCCACAAATCATTGATATGATTTTGATTATGATAGAATCTATGATGCTCGTTATATTTTTTAAGAATACATTCGGGAATGTTAAATTCTCTTAGAAGTGCTTTTTGCTCACCAAATTCTTTGTTAAACATTTTTCCATATTTTCATAATAAAAAGGGATAGAATATTCTACCCCTTTGAATGATAAGTATTAATCTTCCTGAGCTAATCGCTTAAAGAAGTCAGTATCAATAGAATCATCGTCATCATCTTGTATTTTGTCATTAATAGACCTACGGCTTTCTTGTGGTGTAGGTACTTCTGCTTTCTGTCTTGGTTCATTATCTTCCAAGAATAGAACTTTATTCAGTTTCTTTTCTAGTTCTTCATATGTCTTGAAATTTTTAGGATCCAAGAAGTCACTTAAACTATAAAGATCATTATATATTTTTTCCAACTTTTTGTCATCATCAAACAAAGGACCTGTAGTATCAAACTCTGATTTATCATAATTACGATAGCCTTCATAGTTACGAATTTTTAGTTTGAAATTTGCTCCTTCCCAGAAGTCAAATGGGTTAATTGGAGTTTCATCTTCATACTGTGGATTCATAGCTTCATTAATCTTCTGGAAAAGCTTTTTGCCATATTGAAATAGGAAAATTTTCCCTTCATTTTCTGGATGTGCAGAATCACTAACAACGTAAATGTTAGAAACATAATGAAGACGCCTTTTCTGTTTTCTAGCTTGTTCCTTATTTGCTTCTACACCAGAATTCCAAAGTTTGGAATTATAGTCACCCAATGGATCTTGTCCACCAATTGTTGTTAAAGATTTTTCGATGTACCATAATCCGGTTGGTCCTTGAAATCCATGATCAAAATAACTAATCCATGGATAACTTTCTCCAGCCTTTGCAGGAAGAAATCTGATTACATTGTAACCATTGCCAGCTTTGTCAATTGTAGGTACCCAAAATCGATCATCTGAAAAAGATTCTCTTGTAGGAGAAATTAACTGTTCGACTTTTTTTGTAAGTTCGTCGAAATTACTCTTGCGTGATTTTTTTAAATCTGCGAATGTTGTCGTCGTCATTTTTGTATGTACTATGTGTTTGTATGTTGTTTTATCCACATATTCTCATTATATAAATTTCGTTTAAAAGGGCAAAATATTTTCTGTTTGCTCTTTTTGAATGTTTATCTTCTCTAGAAGAATTTTTTTAAACTTCAATTTATCTCTATCATAAAAATTATGATAATGTAAAAATAAAGGTTTATACTTTTCTATATTTATTATAATATTAGAAAATATAGTAAAATTTTTGTCTTTAAGAACTTTCTGTTTAAGAAATCCGGTTAACCAATCAATAATAACAACTGTTTCTATCTTGATTTTATCATGCAAAAGAAATTCTAAAATTGGAGGTACTCCTTTAGTAGCATCTAGATAGGAATTAAACTTCAAATTGTTACTTAAAATCCACTTCACATCTGTAATAAAATTATATGTAAGAGAATTTTGAGTTCGTTTCCATTTAATCCATTCATCTTCTGCTTCATCACTTAATAAATCGTTTAACCATATTTTATTATTTTTTAATATATTTGCTATAAGAAATTCTATAATCGCATCCTCAGTTTTAATCTTCTTTGCAAGTCCCACGGATAATTTAAAGTTTTTTGATTGAATAAACATATTCATATCTTCTCGATTTTTTACCGAAGACTTTGTTTTTCCGTGGTACTTGAAGAAGTCATAATTAGAAGTGAAATGCAATTTTATAGCAGAATACATCTCATAAACGAACAATCCCTTTTCAGAGTGTTCAGATTGGTAATTGTCCATTTTGCTTTTTCATCATATTTCTCTGTTCGGCCTCAAAAATAATTGAATTTTTAAATGTTGCATTGATAAAAGGAACCAATTTGGAATATTCTATATCATTAGATTCTGCATACTCACAAATTGCTTCAATAACAGAACAACCATCGTTAAAAATTATTTTATTTATTTCATCAACAAATTCGTCACGCGTAACTAGTTTTAACATTTAATTTTGTTGTTAATATTATGTCATATATAGAAAATATGACTCCCTATTCTAGCAGTAACCTTTCTATTTTTAGGAGTTTTTATACGTTTTTCACAGAAATAAAGTGCTCCTTTTAATTCACTATTAGATTCCTTGTAAAGAGTACCATTCTCTTCAAGGACATTTCTTGCTATTTCTTTTGCTATTTCAAAAGAATCGCTCTCTGTAATTTTATTAATTGTTTTATGATGGTACCATGAAAATTGACCTGGTTGAGTTACAACTTTCTCTATAGACTCAGGAAATTTTCCAGATTTGACTCTATTGAGTGTTACTATTGCAACTGCATACTGTCCTTTTATAGACTGTCCACGCGCTTCATGATAAATATTTTTTGCTAACCAATTTAATTCTGATTTATTAACTGGCTTTTTCTTTTCTGGTTCCTTAATCTTTATGGAATCCGGTAATGCATTTAATTGAACAGGTCCTAGCTGTTCTTGGTTTATTGTTTTAATAGGCTGTTTCAATAGCGTTTCTGCCCTACCTTCTGAATCTACTTTCGCAAACCATATAAAGGTTATTAGGGTCAATGCGCCTAGGAGATATGTACTCCATTTTTTTCGAATATGTGATACATTCATTTTTCCGAAATTAGTGAAAAAAACTATATGTACGTCGAGATCTGCCTCGAATGTCCCATATTTTTAAGATGCAAAAATAATAATATAAAGCTACTAGCATCTTTAGTAGCTTTATATTTATAATATAACACTTTTACGTCAAAAGAAAAATAATCAAATTCTAGTTATTTCACAGGCACCGCCCGAACAACTAACTGCACCATAATCACTTACGTCATTAAACGTGGGTGCTGTGAGTATTTTCTCAAAATCTACTTCTTTGAAAGATTTTGCTATTTTATTCCATTTGTACCACAAATGCACGTCCTTTAGACAATAAATCATCTTTTCTACATCATTTTTAAAATAGTTTTTAGAGAACTGTTTTGCCCTCCTTATCCAATCCTTTTTAAGAAGAACTTCGGTTCGTGTTCCATCTACTTTCTTTTCTTTAGAAGTAACATGTAAACAGGCTTCCCATAGATTCTGATCAAAGTAATGTAATCCATCAACAATAAGTCCAGATGCAAAAATGACAGCGTCTCCATATTTTTCTAAAAGTTCTTCTGAATTTAGAACTGATGTAAATGGAGCTTGTGGATAATCTTTGTCACCAAACTCCGAAAGGAAACTAACTGCAGTAAATACATTTTGATTATCAAATACATATTTTGCAACTTCGTCATAATCATCTATAATAACAGTGCAAGAAACGTTATTCTGAGTTTTCGGCATTATACATCTTTCTGATATTTGTCCTTTCATAACCCAATTTTCTTGAACAAATTTAATCTTTTCTAAATGCATTAAATTACGCATTACATCTTTATATATCGTGCCAAGTTCATTTTCAACAGGAGAATATACCACATAATCGGTGTTGTTTGCACTCCAAACAGATTCTTCTATAATATCAGGATTATTTTCTATTAACCATTTAGCAGTGTCAGACTCTTTATTAAGTTGCATTATTCTAAAATATCTCTTAGAATGTTCAGGGTGAATTCCTGATGAACAACCAATTAAAACAGAAATATTTCCTGAAGGTTTCACTGTCGTTAATCGAGCAGCCGGATTAATTTCAAGAATTTCTGCTAATTGTCTATTCGTCAACTCTATAAGATTAATGCCGTCCTGCAACCACTCTTCATTAAATATGTCAGGAGTGTTCATCCATCCCGTAATAGAAACTCCAATCAATGCTTCTTTTCTTACGATCTCTTCTGTAATAGATCCAAGATAAGAAAAATCTGTATATCCTGCTTGTAAAGTACCAAAAATTGCTGCAGATTTGCATGCCTTTAAGAATTTTTCTTTAGTTTTACATGCTTTTCCATTTATTTCACTTAAATTACAAAGTGATACTCCTGTAATTTCTCTTTTTAAATCTAAAATAGGTGTGAATGATATTTCTGCACAAGGATTCATAACTTCATATTCGTTATTTAAGAATATAAATCCAATATCAGACATTCCATTATTTTTCTTTACTAAAGATGTAAAATATTCTTCAGAAAAAGAACCTCTAATTAATCCAACAGAATTGTTAGATCTTTCTCTTTGTTTATTAGTATCTCTCCAGTTTCCTGTTTTTGCATTTAATAACTCTAGATCCTGAGGATCTATAATAATACTTAAGGCAGAACGTCTAACACCAGCAGAAAGAATAGCATCTGCAATATGCATTAAGGTATCATAACATATTATAGAACGGAATTTAGTTTCGCCATATTTAATTTCATTTTCTAATAATGATTCTATTCTTTCTATTGCTTGTTTAAGTGGTGCCGGTCCTGGTGCCTTAAACCCACCAGCTATCATAGCTCCTTTAGGTCTTATTTGAGAATAATCAAATCTTACAATAGAACCTTCGTACTCTTTAAAGTGGGAGTTTTTAGAGCAAAAAGAACTAACCAAAATACCAAAAGCATCTGACCAACCCTCTATACTATCTGGAATTATAAAATTTTTTATTTTTTCTTTTTTTCTTGGGGTTAATGTTGGAAGTTTATCTACCCATTTTCTTAGCATAGAAATCCCAACTCCACATCCTGATAAACTAAGATAACTAACTTGTGAAAATACTTGTGTTTTATCCATGTACACAGCAGCACAATTATAAAGTCTAGTATTATGCTTAAAAATCTGTTCTCCTCTAAACTGCAAATTTCTCTGTGATGCAAATACTAATTTATCTTTATAAGATTGTTCTGCTTCGTTAATGTATTCTTTTAGAATATCTAATTTGCTTGCATATTTTACTCTATGGGTATTAACAACTGCTTCACAAGATTCTTCCCATGATTCGTATCTGTTAAATTCGGGTCTCCATTTGCTATAGTCTGTTACAAATTTTAAGTCGCTTAGAAATTTTTTTCCTTTACTCATGTAATTTGGTTTATAATGTTTGTATTCTCTAAATAAAACGAATTTCTCTTTTCATACTTCTATTCCGGTTGCTTTAGGTCCCGCCTTTTTCTTAATTTCTCTAAGTTTATCTTTCCAAGCATCAGAGGTTTTGCTTTGAATAGTAGAACCACGAAAACCTAGATTGATAATAGGTGAACCGAAGATTCTTTCTACAGAAATTTCTCCACAATTAGGACAAGGTTCTAACGTAATTTTATCTCTGTCATCAATTAACACATTTATCTCTTCATCATAATCACATTTAGTACATTTGTATTGATATGTTGGCATGGAATTTTATTAAGATTTTGTTGGAAGTTCACATTTCCAAAAATTAGGAGTTGCCCCTATTTCACGTACGATGCGATTTGATTCACAGTTAGGACATGGAACATGAAGCGGTTCATCTCTTTCTATTATTGGTAATATTTTTTCAAAGTGATAATCACAATCTTGACAATTGTAGTAGTATAATGGCATGATTTATTTAAAATTATATTTTTTGATGAATTATACGACACTGTAGATTTTTCTCTATGAGTATAGAGAATCTAGATAAAGCGGTTTACAATTTATTTATCTCTTGTTATTGCTATTAATTCTTTTGCTTTTGCTTCTAGGAAAGGTAGTCTATTTGCCCAGCGGATATATTCTTTATCAGGATCCTTTGTAAGACCCTTTAAAAATGGAAGTATTAACTGTTCTATTTTTCTCATTTTTTCTTTAAGCGCCGCATCATACTTTTCTTCTAATGCATCATTTCCAGAAGAACATATCAAACTAGATAACTCTGCCATCGAAGATCCCTGCTCCGTTATCATAGCATGAAGTTTTTCAGTGGTAAAAGTAAGGATTTGATCTAATTTTTTCTCTATTCTCTTAGTATTAGATTCAAGAATAGAATCGATAGATTGCTGATGCTCTACTATCTTATTTATCTCTAATTGAAGAGTCTTGATATCGTCTGAAGATTCTTTCGTTTCTTGTAGTTTATTTTGCAACTCTGAAGTTTTTGCATTAACTTCTGCATCAGATGCGAATGACCAACCAAAATCAGTCCCTGCATCAAAACTATCTAGAATATTATCTAATGCCATTGTAAGTTATTACTTTATATAATTAAATCTATTTATATAAAATATAGTAACTTTTATTAGAAATGGAAATTTTTTTTGAGGATGGATTTGTTTTTAGGGAGAGGAGAGGGTGGTCAAGACTAATAAAATTATTAGAATATTACTCTAAAAGATAAATGGTTTTACTAATCTCTAATTTGATGTGGTAGAAGTGGAATACCCTGATCGTTTGCCCTTTGATACCAATAAGCAGCTTTTCTCCAATTTATATCTACACCAAGACCATATTCATATAGTCTTCCTAAATTATATTGCGCATTTGGTTGATCATTATCAGCAGCTTTTCTATACCATTTTAAAGCTTCCTGATAATTTTTTTCTGTACCCAAACCTCTATCGTATAGCGATCCAAGATTATTTTGAGCAGGAGCATAATCTTGATGTGCAGAAAACTCGTACCACTTTAAAGCTTCCTCATAGTTCTGTCTTACACCATCACCCTGTTCATATGCTCTGCCAACGATAAATTGGCATACATAATCTCCTGCATCTGCGCTATTTTTAATATCTGTAGTAAAACAAATTCCAATATTAAAAATAAACAGTGATAAAAATATCAATAAACTTTTCATTTTATTCATCTTTAAAAATGTATCTATCAATGTTTGAAAAAATTATTCCACATACCATAACTATAGCAATAAACACGTGAGGAATGTTTATAGAAAAAAAGTAAATTCCTACAAAATGTAAAAAAAATTGCATTGATGCCGCGACTAATATAGATTTAATCCATTTCATTTTAGTAATCAGTTATTATTTTTGTTAATTCTCTCAGTCTATTTTTTATCATGTAATTAAGGATCTTATTCCTATTTCCCAAAGGTTCCTCTGCGTACGCCTGAAGTATCTTTTCTGTAATTTCTGAAGGTATCTTATCCAAATCAATCATCATCTTATTTCTAGAATAATTTGATTGTTCTTTATTTGATAAAGAATTGTAAAAATCTTCTTCGCTATCTTTTAACCAAACATCTAAGTTCTTTTTAAATATTGATTTTTGCTTTTTTTCTGGATTAGATAGAGCATCATCTGCAGATAACATATTTGGAACTCCATCGCTAGCATCTCCACGAATTATATGCTCACGTAAAAACAATTCAGGATTTTTATCTTTTAACCATTTTTTTCTAACAGAATCGTATTGAAAAACGTTTGGATATTTTTGCAGCTGTATAAAATCTTTATCTGAAGAAAGAATAAGATTTTTTTCTTGCAAATTGTTTTTTACTAACGTTGCTATAATATCATCACTTTCTGCACCATGAACTTCTATTATTTTATAAGGAAATGTTTCTCTTAGTTCTGCTTTTAATATTTCTATAACTTTAAACCCTGCTTCCCAATCAAATGTTGACTTGTCTCTACCAGCTTTTCTATGTGATTTGTAATGAGAAAAGACGTCTTTTCTCCAATAATGTCTGGAGTCTATACAAAAAACTAACTCGCCAAATTCTTTATGAAATTTAACTCTTTTCTCACGAATTGAATTTAGTAGAATATGTCTAACAATATTCTCTTCTACTTTACCATTTACAGACTGAGACATTAATGCCCCTATGAAAAACTGACTACTATCTAATAAAATCACTTATTTTTATTTTTAAAATTTTTTGCTTTCAATCTTCTTTTTGCTCGCGAATTACTTTTTCCCAATCTATTTCTGCTCCACAATTATTACAATACTCGTCTCTCCAATCTCTAGCTCTTTGTATTTCATCACCGCATTCTAAACACTCCCACCCACCATTACCTAATTTAACATGAGGCTTAAATGTTTTTCCATCAAAATAAGATATGTCATATGCCAAATAAGGCATTTTTTGTTTAAAATAGACGAGTGTAGTATTCTTTGTTTTTTCTAATCTTTCCACCTTTAATCTATTTGTATAAGATGAATTACATAACGATCTATCGTAATCCCATAAAGAACCAACTTCAACATTAAAGTGATTGTTTGCTAATTCTTTTTCAAATTTAAATTCAAGTGAGGTTCTCATTCGTCATCTTTCCATTTTTCGTTTTCAAAATCCCATTGAATAAGCTTATAAATAAGAGTTGTTCTTGGGAGTATATTTGTTTTAGGAAAATTGTCTATACCTTCTGCTATAGACAACAAAGCTTCTTCAAGCTTATTAATTCTATCACGTTGTTTTGCTATCTTTTCATCGTACGCGCGATTATATAGTTCTTCAACTGTTATCGATTCTTTATCAAAACATTTAAAGAGATCCACAGATCCATCTAGAAAATGTTCTAAAATGTCCACAGCATCATTTGATAACATTATAGTACCGTTTTCAGATAATTTGCAAAGAATTTTTACATTATCTATAATGTGTAAAGATTTACTTTGATGATTTAGAACCCAATACCAACTTTCTCTTTTCTCGGCTCTTTGTTGCGCAATAGTTTCGTTATTTGCTGGAAATAAATTAAAAATGCTCCATTTCATTTGCCATTTTATTAAAATTTCACGTGACATTTTAACAGATTCTTCACAAGCTGCTATATATTTATCACAAGCATTTAAAACTTTATCGGTCGATATTTTAATATAACTCATAATATAGAAATTAAATTTCTTTGTCAGTGTTAATACCTATTATAATACTTATAATAGAAATCGCATTCACAATAAATAATAAAATTAAAAATTGCAATAGTCCTATAGATCCTGTAGAGCCCGCAACCATAGCAAATATAATAGAGTATCTAATTTCAGGATTTATTGACCAAGGACCTTTGGTAAATTTCGTTTCCATTGTTTATTTGGTTTTAAACTTATTTTCTAATACACAAAAACAATACAAAACAAATGATCATTAGACCATGCGCTGCAACAAAGACGTTAGTAGTTATTATCATTTTTAACCTCGGGCTTGCAATAAAACTTTATCTATTTCTCTAACCGAATTACTAAACATTTCTTGTCCATGCGATTCAAAAATATCTCTAATATCCTTTAAAGCATTATACATAACAGGAGCTGCTTCTATTAATTTAGCATTTGCCATGTTCTCTTCTTCTGTTCCATGATTCAAATTCAACGCAACTGTTCTTATAGAAGTATATCCTTCGGGAGTTTTTCCATAAGTTCCTGTTATATTGCCAAAATATTGTGAATCGACGGAATGCTGCCGAAATTTCCATGGTCCAGGTGTAAATTTTGCTTCATTCATAATATAACTAATTTAAAGATTAATTTTTTGTAGTCAATTTGTTATCTCCCGATGTAAGCATTACCATAGGAGTTCCATATCTTTTTAAGAGCAATTCAACGTTTTCATCATATTCAATAATTTTTACCAATTGATCAGGCCTTTGTTTTATTTCTAAAATTTGACCTTTATACCGTCGAGTCTCATATTGTACAAATACATACTGCTTTGTGAAGCGTATAATAATACCTTTAGCTAATTCCCTATAATTTGGTACTATTATAATTACGGTATCACCGACATTTAAATCTTTTCCTAATATATCTTTCATTCTTTTGTGATGTTAATAGTTACATTCAGCAAATAAAACGTTCAAAGAGAGAGTTAAAAATCATTGCTATATGTTATATCAAATAACAGATAATAATTCATCTGGGTCACTCTCTGAAGCTTTTCTGCATTAAACCTGTTGACCTTTTATAAGTTCTTTTCCAACCTTAAGGATAATTACCTTATCATTAATTCGTCCATTAACACTTGCACTTTTAGTAGTCAGTTTGTCCATAATATCCTGAATTTCTTTACCATTTGCACCCATAACAGCTTTAAGAGTTTCTAATGGTTTCCTAAGAGATTTTCTTTTCGATGATTTTGTATCCCAATTAAGAAGAGAACAACCTTTCACTTTAAATCCTGTATAATCAGTTGCTTGGTAATAACTAAGTTGTTTGTATGCAGTGTTAAATAGCCAAAGTGTTTTTGCTCCAACAATATCTTGCGGAGATATAGAAATAACACCAAATTCTGGTGCTTCCTTCATATATTTTAGAGTTTTCACCTGCTTCTGAACACTTAACGGCTTTGCAAAATGAGGTTTTCTATCAATACTTTTCTTCCTTCTACGCAAGTTAAGAAAATCATCGCATCCGTTAAGAATAGTATCAAAGAAATCTAAAATCTTTTTCTTTTGAGTAGGATTGAGGAAGGAATAACCTTCCACCATCTGAGGGCATACTTTATCATATGCTTCCTGAAGTTCAGCGCGGTGTTTGCTATACGTCTTTTTAATAGCTTCAATGTGTTCATCGTCTACAAAGTTTTTTTCTTTTAACCACGCGATGATATTGAATTTGGGAGTATTTTTCTTTTCGAAAGCCTCGTCTACAAATTCGTCGAGTTCTCCAAGAAGACTTGTAATTTGTTTTGATAATTTTATTTTAGGATCTTCTTCCTTAGGAACAACTACAGTACGAGTTCTCCTAGCTTCCTGTTGTGCTTCAACTTCTAGATCAAGACGTGCAAAATATTCTGCATCCATCACTACTTTCTGACCTTTAATTCTTTTCTTTGGAACAATTGGAGCTTGCACCTTCACTTCCCTTTTAGCAGCACCAACTTCTGTGTATTTTTCTGCTGCTAAAATTGCGGCTTTTGCAGTACGTCCTCTCATATAATCTCCTAGTTTTGTTTAATTGTTCAACTAGTATAATATAACCATTTTTACTTAAATAAAAAATTTTTCACAACTTTTTACTCAATTCTCATCAATAACTGATAATCTGAAGGAACAACAAGAAACCAAATTCCGTTTTCATCTTCACGTTTAAAAAAAGTCTTTCCCTTGTTTCGAAATGCGTAGGAAATATTGATGGAACTGTCTATTTTATAACATATCTTATTGCGTATATAAAATGGTAAATAAAAAACCTGTTCTTTAAAATGAATATCCCTTGTTGTGAACATGCTTATTATTTTAGCATCTATCCAATATTCAATACTTTCTATAGACAAATTTGAATCTATGTGTGGTTTGTGAACCACAATTGCTGGTGTGTTTTTATAAACTACTGGCATATGGTTTGTTTAAAAAATCTTTAAAGACTTTATTAGAAGGAACTATAAGCATCCAATTGCCAGTTTCATCTAATTTGTTAAAAAAACTCCATTGTTTTTCATGAAATGAGTTTACGTATTCTGAAGATTTCGGTAAAACCGCGTGTTTAATACGATAATATAAATGTTTAAGCTCATCTGCATTCATCATCTCCTCAAATATTAGTTCCTTTGTTGTATGTATAAATGTTATTTTTGTGTTGGTATCGTGAAATCTTCGTGTATATTTTTTAGTACCAACACAAAAATAACAGTCTTCGGGTTTTATTCTTAAAACAATCGCGATAGTATTTTAAAAATAGTATATGACATTTCTTTAATCAAACGGTAATTTAAAACTCAAAAATATCTTTTTCTGATATAATTTCTTTTGTTGGAAAAAAAATAACCATCCATCTTTATCAATAACAGTAATAAAATCCTCTATAGGTTGCGGATGTATTTTTGCTAACATTTCTTTTATAACATTCTGTAGTATGTAATCACTCTTATATAAACCAAAAACGTGAGCCCAAATAGACTTTCCTATTTTGGTTACATTTTTATTAAAATATAAATCCATAGAAGTATTTAATTTTACGTATTTGTCATAGTGAACATGATTTACAATATAACAATAAGCAATACCAAATGTTCCCTCTTTAATGTGTTGCATATTATAAACTAAAATTTATTAAGATGAAGCAATAGAAAAGAAGTTTCTTTTAAATTACTCGACTTTATAATATAATCATTTTCCACTAAACACAAAATATTTTTTGATACTTATTTCAAGAAAGAAGCTCCTCATAGTACAATATTAAAGTGATCTAAAAATGCTTGTTCAGATATCACTGGTACTCCTAATTTACTAGCAGTTTTAGATTTACTGGATGAAGAAGTGGAATTGCAGATTAGATATTTGGTATTCTTATTCACTCCATCAACAGATATAAATCCATATGACTCTATTGCTTTTGCAAATTTATCTCTAGTACCATACTCCAGCTTACCAGTAATACATACCTCTATTCCCGTAATATTAATAGGCACTGTAATAGTAGGGGGATTAGTGGGCCAGAGAATATCTACTAACATTATTAGATCATCTATTTTGTTCGATATCTCTCTTCCAACTGTTACATTAGTTCCAAGATTATTATTCTCACTTATACTCTTATCCTTTAATTCTTGGAAAGTGTATTGACCAAGAGTCTTAGCATGTGTAGTTCCAAGACCTGGAATGTTCATTGATACTAGTATATCCTCATAAGTAATATTCTTGATTTTATTCCCAATAACTGTAATAGCCTGGGCAACCTTCTTAGACATACTATCTCCAAGAAATTCCAAGTGCTGTATATTACCATCATAGTTTCTTACACTATTTACAAAATCAAAGAAATTACCTACACTAAAATGTTCAAAGTATTTATCCCATGTAGTCTGACCGATACCCTTATCAATATCACATCTAGTTAAAAATGCATGTACTTGATTAATCTGTACAGATGGGCATAGTGGATTTTCACATATAAGATGAACACTCTGTACTGATGTTGGACTTCCACATACAGGACACTCATGTGGCCAAACTACCGTACTGGATGGTTTAGTGACGTTAAGTATTTTAGGTATTACTTCATTTGCTCTGGTAATAATGATCTCCGCATCATGTCCAATTTTATTATCAGTGATATATTTCCAATTATATCCACTAAGCCTCTGGATATTAGCTCCATGAATCTTGATAGGCTCCTTTAATATAACCACAGGTATCACAGCTCCTGTTGATCGCGTACTCCACTCAACAGTATCAACTACGGCGGGCTTTTCTTCTGTCTCAAACTTTACTGCATATGAGTCGTTGTCAATATCCTCAGAAAATTCTTTTGTTAATACAATTCCATCTATTGGATATATCTCTCTCCATTTATTATATACTAACCTTAGGCTTTCCGAGTCTAATATATTCTCAATTAATCCTACTTGACATGGAGTTATAAGATTTTTTTCATAAAAAAATTCGTAACATTGCCATTTGGATAACTTACTATCTCTGATAGTATATGGAACAAAGTGAAGATAACGAAGTAACTCATAGTCATCCTCCTTAGTATTCATAACTCCTGCAGCAAAGTTTCTTGTATTTGAATATCCTAAGGATAATACATCAGACTCATATACCAATGGTACAACTACCTCACCTCTTATTGATGTACCATCAAATACTATATCATCAAGATTAGCCTCAGTAGTATTCTCAATTATCCACTTCAATTTAGAGGAAATATCCTGTCCTAATTTACCATCACCTCTAGTTACACCTTTAGCATATTTACCATCTTCAAAATATACTACTGCAGTAAGTCCATCGTATTTAGGAGTAGCTATAACGGTTTTTCTATCTATATAGTTAGCTATCTGGATTTTATCTAGTGATCCAACCTCACTGCCAATATGTTCAACTATTCTATCTTTAGGTACATATCCCCAACCGGTCTTGAGAATTGAAGAATTAGGATTACAATCTTTTAGAGCTTTTATCATGCAGTCAAACTCTTCATCTGTCATAATAGCAATGCCTTCATAATATGCTGTACTAGCCACTACTATTTGTGATTCTAATTGTTTGACAGAGTGGAAAGGGATGTTCATTTCAATTTATTTAGATTTAACTACTTTCACTTATAGACCTATGATATAATATAATAATAATTTAACAATATGTAACAGGAAAATTCTCAAAAAATACAAACCAACCTTCTCTTTCAAAACAATTATATATATCCGGAGTGCCAAAGTCATAAAACAACTCATCAAAACTGTCAAAAAGAATAGGAAAATCGTCGTAAAGCTTTTCTTCTTCTCCACTAAATTCTAAATTTTTAGTTGTTCGTATAAATTTAAATAATTTTTCATTTATTATTCCATCAATAATATATTTTTCCGAACAGAAAGATTTATTTATTACAACGCATTCAGTTCCTTTACAAACCTTTAACATGGAAAAACTCCTTCGCTTAAACTATTTCTAAGATATCTGATTTATTGATAAAAATAAACCAACCGTCTCTACGAAAACAGTGATATAATGATTTATCAGTTTTTATGAGCGAATCTCTAAAGGATTGAACTAAATTTATCCAAGAAGATTTTCCTATTCTTTCTGTTGGGAAAAAAATCAAATCCTTAGTCGTACGAATTTTTTTAAACTCAGTTGATAATATAGTGCCATTAATAGCATTTAAACCTATTTCTTGCAAAACTATTACAGAAACACCTTTATTAACTTTAAAGGTAGTCGCGTTATTTACCAACATAAGATATTACATTAAAATTAGATACCATTAAATACCAATCTGATCTTTTAAACGGTATAATAGAACCTCTTCCAGTTTCGTATTCAGGAAAATAGAGTTCAAGTTTCACATAATTTTTATCAAATACTTCACGTATCATACAACTAACAATTTCATCAAATTCGATTCCAAAATTAGAATGATGAAAGTGATGATCTTTTTTCGTTTGTATTTTAACAAAAATTTCATTTCTAACGTCGTATGCTATTCCACGAGTACCTTTGTATACACTATATCCCATTTTAACCTTATTTCGTTAATATACGTATTGAAACTTTGGGCTCAAGTATTTTCCAAATAACACCTTCATAGTTCTTTTTATCAAGCATAGCAAAAAGAACCTGAGGATATTCATATTTAAGTGCTTCCGCAGCAAATTCTTTACGTGTTTCTAACTTTCGTGCATCATTAAAAGCAACCATCGCTGAACTTAATATGATAGCATATTCTTTATTAAATTCATAAATTTCTTCTTTGACGATAGAATAAAATTCATCTGGTATTTGATCCAACAATTCTTCGATGTTACCGTTAACAAGATGTTCGTGAATCAATTTGTTTGTGAGATTCCATATTATTTTATGCTTTTTTAAATAATTAGCAAATTTAATCTTGCATTTATTACCGTTGTCAAAATGAACAACAAAACCTTCTTTATTTTCCCAGTCTAGCCATGCAATCTGAGAATAGTCAGTGAAATATTCCTGCTGTGGTATTTCAAAAATACATTGAGAAATTTTTGTAGGATTAACTTCTGCGCCAGTTTCTATATCTACAGCGCCTAGTAAAATAAGTTTTTCTGTTTGTCCATAATCTATGCAAATTCTGTTTTCTGGATAAATAATTTCTACCAGGTAAGTGAGTTCTTTTTTAAGATACTTCTCTTTGTCTTTGATTTTTTCAAGCATCTCCTTTGCTTTGATAGCTTGATCAGAAGTAAAAGACCCACGAGAGCAGATGTGCCATACCCCATTGTAGAAGAATATAATACCCAAGGAACCATCTTCTTTGTGCCAAATCGTAAAATTTTCCGTATGTACATGTTTCTTTTCTTCTAAATTAAAGAATTTTTTAAATGGACGAGCAATTACGTTTCCTTCTACGTCTGTTACGAGTCCACGACACATCAAAAGAGTAGATGTCCACAAATTATCATACTGACAAGTCTGACTATAATTCCAAATAGTCAAAGGAAGAATAGGATGAACTTGCTTTTCTAAAAGTTTCTCTTTATGTAGTCTGTCTAATTCTTTAATGTCAATTTTCATTATAATTTAGTTTATGCACATTACATAAGTTTTAGGAAAAAGTAGAGACTCTTCTGAATTTTCTCTAATTTCATTTTTAATGACGTCCGGATTAGATTTAAACAGTTGCAATATGTCTGTTTTTGTAATCACTAGTTCCTGATTTGTTATGTAAAGCGCGAACGCTCCCCAAATTGTATCATTGTTTTCTCTTTGCATGATGTATTTTCTGTTTATAAATTATTCATATAGTATAATATAAACTTTTTGCTGTAAATTAAAAATATTGAACTTCTTCTTTATCTGCAAACAATAACCATCCATCCTTTTCAAAAACTAAAATATCAGCGAATACCTGTCCGCATACTCCTTCTGCTATAAGAAGCAATTCTTCTGATATAGAATTCTCCGATTTTTTACAAAAAAAAACTTATTTTACTCGTAGTTATAGAATACACCAAATCTGATTTTATTTTATAAGCTAGTACTTCAATTCCTTTTTCTATAACAAAAAGTTTCATTTGAGTTCTCTTTTATTAATAAACAAAAGCCAATCTTTAATACCAAAAGTATATATGTATTCTATATTAATATAATTAGAATCTATTCTTTTAAAATAGTCATGAACATCAAGCATTAAATCGGGAAGTTGCCTGGAAAATTCCCCTCTGATGTTTTATCAAACTGCCAAAGTTTAGAAGTCTTAGTATAAGTTAGACGCTGATCTATAATACTATAAGCTAATATAGGAGAACCTGGTAAAATAAAAAGTCATTCTTCGTATTTAATTTTAGTTTGGTGTATAAATAAGAACCATTCGTCTTTTTCAAAGGCAAATATATCAGTTACTGAAATTTGATTATCCATGCCAGTAATGAAATTACCTCTAAATATTTGTAGAACATCCCACCAAAGATCACCTAATCTCGTTACTTTAGAATCACTCCTTTCTAGGAAATTTAAATCTTTACTCGTACTTAATACAACAAAATTCCCTTCCGATGTATCATATGCAATACCAAAGGTTCCTTTTGGTATGAAAAAGTTATTCATAAATTATTTTTTGATGTTTCGTTATCTCTATAAGAATTAACAACTTCCATAATTTGTTTAAGAGTATCATAAAGAGAATCTTCAGGAATACCAGAAAACCCATAATATTCTGACTCTGACTGTTCTACTGCATTATATAAAATGTCTTTTATTTTTTGATAAACTTCAATCATGCTATACTCTCCATCTATAATTTATTCACGTAATATAATATACAAATTATTCTATTGATTATAAAAAATTATTTTGTGGTAAAAGTCACTAAATCTCGATGGACAAACAACAACCAAAAATCTTCTTCAAATACATTAAGATCCCGTACTTTTATATTTTCAAAATTTGTTGATTTAATAAGAGACATATCTGAGTGATAACAGTCCAAGATAACATTCCACAATCTTTCTCCACCAACATCTCCTAAATAATGATCATTAACATCACTATCCGATCTACGGTTAAAAGTTAAATCTTTAGTAGTTTTAAGTATAACTATAGTGCTTTCAATTATATTATATGCTACTCCGGGTGTACCCTTTTTCACTATGTATGTCATGTGGCTAAAAATGAAACATCTTCTGTTTTAACATAAACATCAATTTCATTAACAATTTTGTTTATATCAATGTCGATAAGTACGCCAAAGACATCTATCTGAATATAAAAATGATTAGAATATGTAGGAACACAATCAGAATCTTCTACATGGCCTACTTTGCCATTTATCACGGAAACTCTCGTGTCATTTATATAAATAGCGTAAATTTTATCTATAGAAGATGGAAAACCCTCTAAAAAATAAACATCACTTCCCCACATTCCTTTATAGCCAAGTTTATATTTCATTTTCATTGTAGAATTATTTAAATAATTTTGCAGAAACACTTAAAAGTTAATCACAATTTAAATCTCGAAATCAATATGCTCCTAGAACATAAACATTCGAAATATTTTTAATATAATCTAACATATTTTCATGCTCATAAGCATATACAAATTGATTTTTTGAAAGTTCCGTCAGCCTTTTCCTCATATTCCAATCTGCTACATAATCGTGATTGGGAAATTTATATTTTCTATCTTTTATTTGTTCTTCAATCATTTCATTATAAATCTTAATTCTTTAAGCTTTTTTATTCTAAAATCAGTACATTCTATCTGAAGAGTTATTTTAGTATTTGTTAACTTTTCAATTATTTCTTTTTCATGAAATAAAATAAGAAATGTTAGTAATAAATTCTAACTAAAACACTTGGGACTAGAATATACCATTCATCTTTATAAAAACAACTTACATATAGCGATAAATCATCAAGAATCTTTTCTGGATTTAAAGTTATAATATACTGTGACAATTCTTTATCGGAATGAAAATTATTGTATACCCATTCCATAATATCTTTATTTTTTATAGTAAAAAAAATATCTACACTATCAGCCATATTAAATGTTAGATGTTTTGTTGTATGTATTTTTATAGCTTTTGATTTCGAATGTAAACTATCTTTCACAACCAAAGCTGGGCAACCAATTGAAACTTTTCTTAGTATTTCCGATACAGTTTTTATCATCGGGTTAAATGTAAGAGCTTCTTTATTATAAAGGTCTTCACATTTAGAGAAAATGTCCTCGTTAATGTTATAAATTATCATTTTCGCATTCCTTTATTCTTTCTTCCCAGACATGTAGTTCTTTTTCCCAACGTGCCATAATATAACGAAATTCAATAATATTTTCGATATTGAAGAAAATGTCACCATTGAAAATAGCAGAGTCTATTGCATCGATATGTTCCTCATCTAATCTTTTATAATGTTTATCTGCCATAATATTACTTTGAATAAGCATTTAAAATAAAATTTTCTATCCATTCAATATCCGCTTTACGAATAAATCCACGAAAAGCTTTTAAGCACTCTAGTTCCTGTCTTACTTTGTGCATTAAAGTAGTAACTTTCGGTATTAAAGAAGAATTGAAATTATTTTTTATTTCTAAAAGAAAATCTCTGTCCGGATATTCATAAACTGGATTAAAATCTCCACTATCCAATAATTCTATTCCCTGTCTTAACGATCTAATATAGGCAATGATAGTCTTTGGTGTTCTTTTTGGATCTGGATTATAAAGATCCATTTTCTTTATTTGATTTTCTGCATATCCAAGATGAGCAAAATATATCTTTTCATCGTCTAAAAATTTTTGTCTATTTGTAACTAGTTCCATACCAATATCGGTAGTTTCTACTATTCTGTTAGACCAGATAACCTCTAGTGCAGAAGGATTACCCGTTGCACACATTTTGACAAAATTTATTAACTCGTAATTAGTGTCATCAGTCTTGCCTTCTATCCAAGAAGTGTTTTGTGTTTTTCTAAATGGTGATAAAATATCAATTAAATCTACTTTAAAAACACCTCTATAATCGTAATCGGAATCTTGATTATCTAGACCATGAAGTCTTGATCCTACTACCACTTTATGTATATTTTTCATATTTGTTTTTTTTGTTTATTAATTTAATATAAACAAAAAAAGCTATTCAAAGAATAGCTTTTTATTATTTTTTAATTACATTTTCTATGTCACTGGATGCAACAGGATCTTCTACAATAATTGCCTCTAAAATTGCTATTTCAATCCCAAAGATTTTGAAAATATTTACCAAATAATGTAGTACCTCTTTTAATTCTATTTAGGTGAGTTGTGTAACCGTCACTGTCGAATTTTCCAGTATGATTCGGCCCATGTATTAAAAGATTATGTCCAGTTTCAGGATCTTTTTCAAACTGAAAATCTATATTACCAGTATGAAATTGATTTTCCCAATCACCATTAAGTTCATTAAATGCCCAAATCATTTCGTTAAGAACCCAATCCCAACGTGCAAAATGAAGATCATCTATATCCCAGTCATTCTGTTTTTCTGGTGCGGCAGATGATTTTAGATTATCCGGAACATCACAATCATCAACATGTGGAGCTCCATGCTGAGATTCCTTTAATTGTTTTAATAGCGGAAGAATAATTGGCGTTAAAGTTGAATCCATATTCCACGTATCATATTTATCAATATGAACATGAACAATTCTTTTAATATTTTCTTCAATCCAATTACAAAGGGGTAAAAGTGGTGTTTCTGACAACCATTCACCAAAATTATCTACCCATTCAGGAAATTCTTCATTGCCGAGTTCATCCTTTGTTTTGGGAACCCAAAAACAAAGTGCTTCTGCTATTTGATATGGACCTATCCAATCTCGATATGGTGCTTGATATACTAACATAATTATCCTTTACATTATATCGAAAAGACGCACATTCAGTGCATCTGCGATTTTTGCTATCATTTTAAGTGTAAGATCTTCTTTACTATTAAGAATATCTTCAACTCTTTCTTTTGAAATATCAAGTTTTTCGCTTAAAGATTCTTTAGAAATATTTTTTAAGTCTAATACTCGTAAAACCCTTCTAGAAATAGACCTAGCCATTATTTCCCATTCTTCAACTTTAACTGAATTAGTTTTCATAATACACAATTTAAAAGTCTTTCTTTTTATATTTCTTTAAAAAAATACCAGGAAATAATATGGCAACATAAAATGCAAGAGTCATTTTACCAAGAATTCCATACATTAAAGACTGCCTGAATCTTCCCTTAAAAATTTTCCGGTGTTTGAAAAAGAAGTCCGTTTTATTATCTTCTTCAGGAAAATCAATTCTATACAATGAATCAGTAAGAAATTTCATTAAAACTTTCCTATTATAATGTTTGATTTTACTGGTTGTATTAACGTTTCTGGTTCTTTTTCTGCTATTCCTTTAAAGGTTGTCTGAAGAACAGATAGTGCTCCAAATGAATATCCAGTTGCAAATGCACTTCGGATAGAATCTACCAATTCATCGGACATTTCTTCTAATTCTGGAGTTCCAGCAATATTTACATCAAATAATGCTTCACCAGCAAGTCTATATTCTTGTAGTAGAAATTCTACTTTTGTTTCTAGTTCTGTAGGCATATTTTATTTTATTTTATTTTTAATAATTATTTCAAACATATCATCAAATACAACAAATCCCATAATAAATCCTGATAACATACTAAGAGGATAAAATAGAGACCACAATACGATATTATACTTTACAGACACGACCTGCAAAATCAAAGCCAAAATGATCAAAAATACTCTAGAAATCTTCATTTTTCGAAAAATTTAAAAATTAAAAACCATTTCTTTAATGTCCATATTTTCTTCCCGTTCTGTCCTAGAGTCATTACTCCTTTCTCTCGAATTTCTTTTTGTAAATATATAAGAAAGTTTTTAACATCTCTATATACTCTTTTTATTAATAAGACAGCAAGAAAAATTTCTACTACAATAAGAAAACTATTCATATTTACAAAATATGTTAATTGTAAGAATCATATATGCCTTTGATTCTTTTTTTAACTCTGTTATTGAAAATATAGACAGATCGTAAAATGACAAAATTATTTTCTACGATCTGTCTATTTGTGTAAACATTAAATACTAATATTACTCTTCGCCTGCATAAAGAATTGTATCAATCTCTGCAGTCAAACTCAAAATTCTGTCTTCCTGAAATTCTACTAATTCTATAACAGAATCTTCTATTTCTTTTATTTTCTTTAAAAGATTAGTCTTTTCTTCTGCTGTAAGAGAATTCTTTGTTGATTCTTTAGCTAGATTTACTAACTGTTCCAACTGTGATTTGGCGTACTTCTGTGTCATGATATAATATTTAAATTTGCTTTTTAGATTTAATCCATCAACATTCTCTTATAATAGATAACGCGTGAATAGGAAACGAATTATCAACTGAAATTACAGGTCTATTACATCTATTGCACACTAGATCCCACCACTGTTCAGGATATTCTGCATGATAATCGACTAATGTACTATTTTCACAACCACAATATGGACAATAATTTATTTCTTTTCCATGCAAATAAAGCTTATCACCTTTATCACAATTTATTATAACATCATTATTTAATCTTCGTAAACTTGCCTTAGATCGTATTCTACCAATCTTTCTTAATTTTAATTTCCTTGGCAATCTTTCTTGATAATACATATTACAATTATATTAACTAGCTAAAATTTTAGCTAGAGAATTAGACATTCCACATTTTGTGGCTTTGTTTAAAAAAACAAGCCACTCAGAACCAAATTTACTATAATATTCTTGTGAAAATTCCTGATATTCATCACCAAATTCTTCTACAAATCGTTTACCACATTCAATAATCTGGTCTTCTGTTAAAACAACCCCATCAAATTCATTTACTGTAGAAGTAATAGAGTGAAAATCATCACAAATTTTATTATAAATCTGATATGTATCTAAAATCAAAGTATCTTTTTCTAAGCTCATAATTTTTTATTTTATGCTACTGAAAGCATGTTTGCTGGAACTCTCCAATTTGTTCCAAGATTTGTATGAATAGTTACAGTTTTCTTAGAAATTCTCATTATTACACCTTCGATAACACCATTAGTTCTAGAATTTGTAAACTTTACTCTAGATCCATGTGAAAAAATTCTTTTATTCTTTTCAGCAATAATAGATTTTTCAAGTTTTACGGCATTGAAAATTGATGTTAGTTCTTCGTTTGTAAAATTACCCGATAGAATTGCAGAAGTAATCTGATCAATATTCATAATGTATTTTGTTTTGTTTAATTATTCAACTAGTATAATATAACATTTTTTCTACTAATTAAAAACTATTTTAACGTTAAAAATAGTAAGATCAGAAAATATACTGTACAAAAAATATTTTATCATAGTTCTACAATAGTAATAGAAACGTCCCGCATTTCTTCTTCTATGATATCTTTTACTTCATTCCAATCTCCTCCAGCAAGACCACATCCAATCTTTGGTAATCCGATTTCTTTTCCCTTAAAGTTGTCGTTTATACTTTTCATACAAACACGCAAAGCATTATAATCGAGATGCATTTTGTCCGTTCCAGCTCTATACTGAGTATAACAATTAACAACAGAAAATTCTTTCCTGTCTGTAGTTGGTGTTATTGCTGTATTAAGCAAATCAAGAAAATGAGGAAGTTTAAATGTATAAGATTGAATTTTTCCCAATTTTGAGATATCACCTTTTCTACTAGAATGTTCCAAAGAATATTTTAGCGGATCATTAGTACTAAAGGTTGCAACCATTGCAGAAGCAATTCCACTTTTTTGAGCACAAAAACAATTACAGCCATGTGCTATAACATCAAAATTCCCTTCTAGTGCCAATTTTATTAAATTTCCTTTAACGATTTTCATAATTACATTCTATTAATGATGAAGGAATAAAAATATACCATGCTTCTCTTGTAAAAGCAGAAATATAAAGATTAAATCTAGAAAGATCTGAAATTACAACGTTAAAATCTTTAAGAGACTCCATATATATAGACAATTCTTTATCTTGACGAAATTTTTCAACTATTTTATTGGGTAAATTACTACCCCAAACTGATTTTGATAAATGATCAAACGACATGTGTTCATTTTCAGTAAACGTTAAATCTTTTGTCGTATGAATTTTTGAAATCTTTTGTATTTCATTATAACATTCAGCAACTAAAGCCGGAGTGCCCTTATTAACACTACGTAGTATTTTAATATCGGCTGCAGAAACTGCTGGCGCAGTATTACTGTTATGTACGTATACAGATTGATTTCTCATAATATTAGAAGTAATATTTTTGTTATTACGGTAAAGACTATCAGGATGGGTACTACAAAAATCTTCTAATGTTAGTATTTTTTTGTCTACATTATTCATAACGTATCTATTTTTTCGTATTTATACTTTGCCATGACATGATTGGGTTCATATGCTATTTGCCAACAATCAATTTCTGTCCAATGACCAGCATAGTCACAAAATGATTTTGCATCTTCTTCATTTTTGCAATTCTCCAAGGTTTATAACCTGATGCATTTCTATTTTCAAGCGGATCTATCCAACCCTTGTATATAAGAAATAATGATGTCTCGTTCATAAGTTTATTTTTTCCTTTTAGGTTTAAGAAATTTAGGAAAAAAATAGTTCCTTATCTTCCAAAAATATTTTTCAATGATAGTAGCGAAGTACAATAGAACGGTAGCTACCAAACCGGTAATTCCAATTATAGACAATAACAACAAAGGGAACCATATCCCAGATGTAACTACTGCAAGTACTCCAGCAATAATAAGAATAAGCTGATGATCTGTCATAATTTTTTATTTAATAAACGTTAGTTGGAATTTTATACTCTCTTTGAACTGTTGTTATAAGATCTTTTAGAGTTATATTTGGTTCTTTATCCGTTACACACCTTATCATCCTTCTTTGAAGCTCACGAATAAAACCCATAGCACACGTCTGTGCTACGATTTCAGGGAAATCATCAGATTGTTTGATATAATCTTCAAATTTGATGTATAATTCAAATTCCTGATCGCAAAATTCACACACTGAAGCCCCCTCATCTGTCATTAAACCACAAGAAGGGCAAGTGTAAATAGTTTCCTCTCCGTTCGATAGTATATTTTTTTGTCTCTTTTTCATCATTTACATTTATCTGCTACATTATTATAAGCTCTACAAACATCAAGACAGTTATTTTTACAGATATGATCAATAAGACAGTTAGTCTTTTCAATCCATTCTAACCGTTCCTCTCGAATCTCATCCATTGACTTCTCATCAACACTTCCAACAGGTTCTCCACCCTCTCTCATGTAGATAACACAAGGGAAATGATAGTTGTTAGCTATAACCATGTCATCAAGTCCCAAATAACACTTTCGCGAATCCCCAGCACCCAATCCTCTCAACGACTCACCTTCCTTTAAGTTGTTGATACGATATTTCAATATAGGATTTTTTTCTAAAACTTTCTCTGCAATTTCAGGAATAAACCCAAGACTTTCTCCATACTGAGCAGAAGGAATTATTCTGATATCAGAAACACCCAAACTATGCGCTAAGGCAATTATCATGTCTACTTCCTTCACATTCTCATCATTCAACACTACTCCTACCGTAACATACGTAAGTTCCGAAAGCTTCTTGATATTCTCAAGAATAGTTTCATAGTAGCCATCCTTTCCAGCCATTGTAGAGGCTGTTGAAGTACAACAAGCATCAAGACTTATAGAAAAATCAGTAACTCCAGCATAGAAAAGCTCTTCATACAAACTGAAAAGTGCACTTCCATTAGTACTTATAGCTATTCTACTCTCCCATATATTGGCCTTAGCTGTATATTTAACAAGATCAACTAAATAAGGCAATAGAGTTACCTCACCGCCACTGAACCTGATGTTACGTAATTTGTGGCTCTGATATAGATCTACAATCTTTTTTGCTTCTTCAAACGTTAAAGTCCCCTTAGTCTTATCGGATGCTCCTCTACAATAAGGACACTTAAAGTTGCACTTATCTGTTAGGATCAGTTCACACCTTTCCAGTGAAGTAAACACGGAAGAATTTATTGCTCTGTAGTCAGATAATGTGTAAAACCCTATATCCTGTAATCTCATTCTTCCTCCTCTTCTATTGTAGATTGCCACTCTTCTAAAATCTTTCTATCAGATTCGAGTTTTACCCAAACCCTTTTAACAATAGGATCATCAAACCCCGCATCAAAATCTGTAGCAACGTAAAACTGACCAGATAAACTTATCAATTCAGATACAATTTCATCAACAAATGGGTCGTTCTTTATTTTTATTACAGACCAACCTTTTCTTTGAAGAATGTTTTCTATTTCAGTCATAATAATTATCTTTTTAATTTATTCAACTAGTATAATATAAACATTTTCTTCTAACTATGAAACTATCTTTGCGTTAAAAATATACGATGCGGCAAACATTTGTGGGAGTATATTGTATTCGGAGAATCCATATAAACCTGTAGAAAAGAAATCATGCACTTCTAAAAGTTGATTTTTCCCATAAATATCTGTTGAGACATCAAAACTATATGTGGTTCTTTTACTCATTTTATTAAATTCGGAAATTACTTTAGAAACATATTTTTCATTTGGGATATCGTACACATTTCCAAGATAATGTTTCATACCAACTAATTTTCCTCTATGAACAAAACATCTATATTCAGACGCTATATCCAATAAATCAGATACCAAATATTCTGCTTCGGTGTTATCTAATTTCAATTCATCAGGATTCAGAAAAAGTGCGTCTCTAAATCCTTTAAAATCATGTTCCTTTATAAAGACTTTATTTACAATGCAAGTTTTTGTCAGTATTTTTCCTTTTTGATAAAAAAGTTTTCTGCCTAAAACTTCATCAGAAAACAAATCTATCTTTATAGGTTCTAGCTTCACATTAGGATGATATATCTTAAAATATTCCTTCATGAAATCTATACTACCAACTGGAATTCTATCGAAACCTATGCCAACAACGCCTATGGACGTTGATAAATATTCTTTAGAATGCAAAGAATAAATGTACTTCTCATCCCCAAGAAACCAATTCTGAAATTTAATTGCTTCTATTAAATGAAAAGAAAAGTCATTAAGTTCTTTCTCTATTACAAAATGCATTGGGTTATTAATTTATTTACTGAGATTAAATGTACTCATCTTTCGTTTCTATTAATTGAAATCTATCAATTATACATAAATCATCATTAGCTACTATATGAGATAACCAACTCTCTAATGCTCTAGTCCAAACTGATCCATCTGTTTCTAACCTATACACTACCATCATAGCATTAGATTCACTATGTGCTGCTATTCTTAATACCTCATAAACATCTCCCTTAAAATGTTTATATCTTCTTCCTACAATAGGTTCACTCATGATTAGAATCCATTTTTATTTTGATCAATAGATAAACTGTTTCTATGATAAGTGCCAAACTCTTTATGTTTAACTATAAAGCTAATATATATATCCTCCTTTCAAAAATCTCTTCTTAGACTTAACACACCAACTTTTGAGTTTTTTACTCATTCCAGGACATAATGTATTAGGTGATCTCACATCATATTTAATATCATAAAATCCTGTAAATTTAACAAAACTAACTTCATTATCTTCAGATAATTGATAAATTATTGTTTTACCAGTGATGGTCAAAACTGTCACATATCCTCTTTTAGGATTATCATAATATGGTATATAAAAAGAAGCTAATTTCCACCACATGTGTTTTCTAAAGAGCTTCTCAGCTTGAGTCGCGTTACACCTGATAACCGTATACATAGTCATTATTTTTATTCATGAAGTAAAAAAATATCCTATATCATTAAAAAGATCTTGAATCTTTTTCTGATTAGATGTTTGTGTAATGTGGGGAATTCCATCTTTGATATAATAAAACGAAACATCTCTATTAGTGCAAATATCTGCTCTATATTTATAAGTTGTATCATCAGCAAACAAACCTTCAAAAGTCACTCGCCAAACTTCCCGAGAATCTTCATACCATGCTGCAATATATGGTTGATATCTAATAGAAATAGATGTAGTTATCCCCTTCTCATAACCATAAGCTAAAACACCTATTTTCATAATTATATCATCTGGTATATCTTTGAATAACATGATCTAATATTATTTATTCATGAAGTAAGATATATCCTAAAGCAGCTAATGATGCTATTACAGTATCTATTTCCTCCTCACTAACAGGATAATCTTCATTATTATCTCTAATATATTCATATACCTCTCTTCTGACAACAGGCTCAATTTGCCAGTTAGACTTATCATCGAAGGTATCGGCCTTACCTATTGTTTTTACACACATATATTTATAAGTTATGATTGTTTATAACCAACTATATCACAAATACCCTCAATGAATTCACATGCATATGCTATCACATGATCACTTTGATAGATAGTTTCGGGACACCTAATATAATTATCTTCTATAAATTTCTTACACAGAGAGAGATTAATTGATCTTCTACATAAGGATCATCAGAGTCCAGTATTCCTATAACAGAATCTTTTATTGACCATACTGGTATAGTGCAATCTTTATGTCTCTCAATACGTGCTAATAGTTCTTCTAATTTCTGTCTCATAAATCGTGTTATTAAGTATTAGTGTACTTCCCACTTTCTAAATCATCAATCATCTGTGTTAGTCCAGATATACCAGAATGATAATCTCTAATCTCATCATACTTTCCAAATAATAGTAACATAGATCTCTTAAATGTACTATATCTAGTTAAAGTAAAATTTATTCTATCTAGATCAACCACCTCAGCGAACGTCTTTGTCTTTCCTTGGGAGTTCTTATATGTTACACTTAATAGAACGTTCATAATCTAGAGAAGATAAATGGTGATAGGGATAATTGATAAGAATTAAATCTCATGTTAAGACAATTCCAATCTTGATTATAGTTTCTTTGGCCATGGTTCAACATTTAGGTTTAAGAAATTTAGGAAAAAAATAGTTCCTTATCTATCAACAACCTTCTCGTTTTTCCTCGCGCCAATAGACGTACACGCATCTTTGATTTGATTTATCAGTTCAAGTTCTGTCATTTCCCTCTCCTCCCGTTTTGCGAAATCCCGTCACGGCCTGCAAGTTTTGTCTGTGCTTCGCGGAGTTGAGCTTCGAGTTCCGCGCATTTAGCTTTCCACTCGTTCAAGTTCCCTGCGGCCATGTTCGCAAGGTTACGGGCTGTAAATACCTCGCGCTCCAGCTCTGCTATGCGCTGTTTAAGTTCATACGCGTTATCGTCATTAGCCTGCGCTAAAACTATTGCATCATGCTCCATTCTTACTATGCGCTCCGAAATATCGGCTTTGTGGGCATTAACAATACGTTTTGCTAACGTTTCCTGCGGCAATCCTGCCAAACGTAAACATAAATCACCAAGTGCCTCTATCCAATTTTCTTGAACCACACGTTCAAATGCCCCAACTATTTTGTTAGCATTGGGAACAGAATCTATCGACATAGCAGAAAACATTTCTTTTACAGTTTCACCAACACCAGTAAAATCGCCAGAAGAAATTTTTCGTAAATCATCATTTCCAAACAAATCTTCGTTCCTATTTTTTGTCATTGCATCCCGCATAGGACAGGAAGCATTTTCTGATGGTAAAAACTCGTTCTCTAACTCCCCTGGTGTATTAAAACACTTTTCTATAGTTATATTATCACTCATAATATTATTTCTTTATCATGTTGTTCTTCGTTTATTGGTTATTGTTGCTTTGCTCCGAAAGCGGGGATCGAACCCGCGACACAGCCTTTAATCAGGCTTGCTCTACCTCTGAGCTACTCCGGAAACCATTTCACTACTATTTAGCCATAGCCAGAGCCATAGCCAGAGCCATAGCCAGAGCCATCGCCATAGCCATCGCCATAGCCATCGCCAGAGCCATCGCCATCGCCATAGCCAGAGCCATAGCCAGAGCCATAGCCAGAGCCATAGCCAGAGCCATAGCCAGAGCCATAGCCATCGCCATAGCCAGAGCCATCGCCATAGCCAGAGCCATAGCCATAGCCATAGCCAGAGGTTACATTTCCCATACAGGAACCTCCGCGATTGACTTTTTGGCATCGTCACTTACAGGAAGAATTTCGATGGACTGCGTCAATATTACCTCTGGCACCTCCACAGGAAACTTGCATTTTTCCGGTACTTTTACGCCCTCATTTGCAAGCTGCGAAAGAGAAGCGGCACCTTCCCAATACCATAGTCTTCGAGCGTTTGTAAGCCTCACCTCCTGACCGTTTCTTTCTGCAAGATTTCCGGCGAACACTCCTGCCGAGGCAGTTCTGACAATCGCATACGCGCCGTCAGTTACAGTGTTTGTCTTTGGCACATAAGTCACGCCATCAATTACGATTTCTTTTTTCATGATATTTTTTGGTTATTGGTTAATGTTTTGTTTTAGTCAGCCTATCAATCAGTACGGCGGCTCTCCGCCCTGCACATGCCCCGCTCCTTTGCATTTTGAATCCCCAATTCTGTTATTTTTCATATCTATGTGTTCCGAGCTCATTTATTTTTTGTTTACATTCTAATTGATTAAGCAGTTTCCATTAATTTCTTATCAAAAGATTTTGCTAAATCTTTCCATTCCTGACCCCATTCACGGATTAACTCAACATTTTTTCTTATATCTTCCATCTCACTCACCAAACTCCATAAATCATCTTCAACATTCGAACACTTATCTTTTAAATCTTCTATAGTGGGATCGTAATCCCATCCCTTTATATTACACAGTGCAGAATTAATCGATTTGATAACACTATTTATCATTGGACATGTCACACACGGTTGTTCAGACACACCAAAATCCTTTTCACTGCTCATTTATCACGTCGATAACATCCCATTTTCCAAACCACATTTTATATATGAAGCAAATTAGCAATACTACTCCAGAAACGAATGCAGCTTTATCCATGGAGCATTCTATCTGAAGCTTACAAAATTCCTTTAATACCCAGACGAGAATAAAGGACCCCACGACCCCCACAAACATATTTCATAAAAATCCTTTAGTTTTCTGATTTATAAAGCTACTTAAAAATATTAATTCTTGTTAAAATCTCTTTTTTTTATTAAGATCGAGACCATTAACTTCTGCATAAATGTAACGCTTTACTTTAGAGCGAACTTCTTTTTTAGAAACCCTTCTTTTACGAACTTTAGCTTCATGTCTTGTTGTGCATCCTGTAGAAGTTTGTAACGAATCTTCTTCTTCACGCAAAGCCCTTTTTACTCCATATGCTTTCATAATCGAAACTTGTTAAATAATTTTTCTTATAGTATAATATACATAAAATTATTATAACTTAAAATATTATTTAAATTACCAAGAAACTTTTATATGATATGTTGAAAATGGTTTAGGATCGTCATCAATAGAGCCCAATCCGGCTCTACCATCATGCTCCTCCACAATTATAGCAACACAATATTCCAATGGATAACACTTAAGGGCATCTACTATTATTGCCTGTATAGGTGTTAGGTTGGGTGCCCTAAACATATCATTATCAAGTTTATATTCTCCTCTATCAGGTAACTCATGATCAAGATATATACTCCTAATATTAAGAGCTGACTTTTCCTCAATGACTTTACCTATCTCCTCTAACATTTCACTTATTTTAATCTGACTGGTATTAGCTATAAGCCTAGCTTCATTTGCAGTAATCATTATGAAATTAATTTTGTCATTATTTTATTTACCTCAATGTACCAGATATGAGAGTCGAACTCACACGCTTATTGCTAAGCACAGGATTTTAAGTCCTGGGTGTCTACCAATTCCACCAATCTGGCATTTAAATAAAAAGATGAGTGACGTAACCTATTAGCTATTTTTTATGTTAGTCTATAAAGTACAGATACACTGTTTTTTGCCGACTATTTAAACCTTTATTCATTTATCTGGTTGTTTATTTCTTCTCTTAGTCTATACATATCATCAAAATCTAAAAAGAAAACATGATCTTCACCCGCATAATTCATCTTCAATTCATAAGTTTCATTGTATTCTTCACCATCCCAAGAACTTACATTAGTAATTTTAAGAGGTATATTTATCATGGATAATTATGTTTTATTTAGTTCAAATATATTTTCTTATAGTATAATATACATAAAATTATTATAACTTAAAATATTATTTTAATGTATCGCATCAAAATACAATCAGGATTCCTATCCTAATACAAACGAATTTTATTCATAGCGAGTTTAGTCTAGCTTTAGGGTAGTGTTGATAAAAATAATACTTTGAAGACCACTCATGAAGAATAGTACATCTTGTAGTAAAGTGTTCAGACGGTAACGATCTAAAATACGTTACATCGCAATAATAAAATGGTTTATTCATAATACTGTAAATTCCGTTTGAAACCTGTTCAGTTAAAATACTTAAAAATATAATTACCATCTCTATCATCTTAGCATTTTATTCTGGTTGAGGAAAGATTACGTATTCGTCTCCAACTCTTTTGAAGTAGCCGTCTTCACAATAAAGGAAACTTTCCGCATCATTATACCATAACGCTTGGGGAGAATCGATCCCATACTTTAAGGCATTTCTCATCTGTTCGCCAGAAGTAATGCCTTTCGGTAAACCTACTTCAACCTCCTGAGTTAGGCGAGTAATGATTTCGTTTTCATCAACAGTAACACTCACTCTATTACATCTGCCATCACAAGTAAATAGTCCATTACTTACTCGTATAGAAGAAGGTCTGAGAGAATGAACATATCCTAAAGCAATTTCATCCCATTTATGACCAATCAAGAATGGTAAAACATCTAAAGAATAGAATCCTATTCCATTAGGCTCATCATACTTAACCATGTGATGAGTGTAATAATCTTTTGCCGTTAAAACTTCACGAGGTTCTTTTGGTTCTGGAAGCTTCTGCCTACGAGGCTTAGCTTCAATTTCAGTTTTTTCGATCTCAAAATCAAATTTAGGCCATCCTTCATCGTACGTCATATAACTTCAATTTAGTTTGCCAAAAATATTATCCCTCATAATAACTCTCCAAATGCATCGTCTTCATTCGGATAGAGGTTTAGATACAACATCTTATAATCCTCAACATAATTTCCTTCTATTTCTCCGACTTCGCATGGTCTCATAATATAACCCTTTGATAAAAGATTATCAATAAATAGTTTCTGATGAGGATATACGCAAAAATTCACAAAAACCACATCGTTTTCAAGATCAAAAGATTCAGCATATCCTATAATTTTTTTTAAGTCTTTTATATTTCCACGTGAATGTAGAATCAGTATTTAGTAAATAGATAGGATTTGTGACATCATAACCATCAAGAAGATAACTGATATTATCCTCTGTATAAATTCTATTGTTAATATTCTTAGAATTAAGTTTTAGTATTGAAGTTCTCATGGTATAATAGTTATTTGTTCGTAATTGTAAATGTACGGATATATCTTATCAGAATACTCATTTAATATTGTATTTGTCATAAAGTACTTATCGAAATGTCTTCCCCGAAGTACATTGCTAGAAGGGTTTGGTATGATTATCCTGGAAAGAGTTGTTTCAAAGATTATCTCACCTTTTGTCAGCTTAGAAAACGAAATGTTTGAAGCCTCTGCAATCTCATTGTACTCTATTTGTATTCTCTTGTAGTCTTCATGAAGAATAAGAACTTTTAAAGGAAATGCTTGAAGTATATCAAAGATCGTTATCACAATAGTTCCATTTCATTTATATTACCGACTACCTCTTGTTTATTCCAGAGCGTAATGCAAATGAAGTCGTCTTTGTTACTGTTCTTCGTATCATACATACCATAAAATTTATCCCATACAACACAAAAATCCTCATGTATTGATGGGTATTCATCGTTAATATACCTTATGATATCATTCTCATAAATATCCTTTCCATTCTTATCTTTAATTCCAGTGCATTGCTCTAACTGCATATCATTCCAACGACTAAGAGAGGAATAACCATCCATATTTTCTTTAATGTATTGCTCAATAATTGCAAATGCCATAACCTCACCAAGTACGTGAAATCCTTCTGCATCTTTAATGTACTGCTTTAGACGTTTGTCGTAAACTCTGAATTTATATTCTCTCATATTTTACCATATTTTCTTTTGTAAAATTTCTCCGTATCTTCATCATCAATCTCAAACCCCTCAAACCAAGCAGAATTGAACTTTCCATCTATTCCCTTTACTATTATTTTTGTATGCCAAGAATGTACTATAACTTCTTCAACTTCATACTCTTTATCGGGTGTAAGTACTTCTCTTGGATCAGTACATCCTCCCCAACGTATCTGTTCTTCAGATACATTCCCAGTATATTTAAGCCTTAAACCTTCTTTCATATAAAAATTGTTACTCGTGATTTAATTCACTTGAAATTTCTTGCAATATGATCTCTTTCCATTCCATCGCCAACTCCTTTGTTCGAAAACGTTTTGATAATTCTTCAGCTCCATGATCTATATAATCCTCCCCTTCATAGATATCAGGAACCCAAACAAACCGGTCGTAATAATACGAATCCCATCCATAATCTCCATCATAATGATCTTGAACCGTTATTAATTTCATTTTTGTGCCTTGAATAATAAATTTGTGTTGGATATGTTCCGTTCTATACAACCTATAATTAATTACATATATCCTTTCTACTAGTTAAATGCCATCTCCTGCACTTGCCACAGTAATATGCACGATAAATTTTACTTTTCCAAAAACCTTTTTGAACTAACGTCAAACCTTCGAGTAAGGCTATAGATTTTGAACCGTATTTAATCTTATCACACATATTATTTTAAAGTTAAAAAAGTCTACTAGTTTACATTCTAGAACATTGTACACTAAACATCTTGCAATTTGTGCAACCCGAACTCTATTATCAAAAAAGGCAGTACATTTTTAATTTCAATTATTTTATAATACTCTTAATTGTTTCTGCAAGATCTTCCTGAAATTTTTTAAGTCTCTCTTTACTTTCATCACACTGAGTATTCCTAAATTCTTCTTGTATCATGAAAATTTTTGTAGCAGTGTCACTGAGGTACTTATAGTGTTCTTTGTTTCCTGTTGTTAAGAAGCATTGTGCAGTATACATCATGTCTTCTGATATGTCTCTAAGCTTCTTCTCAAGTTCAAAGTATTTTTCAATATGTTTTGACATGTTATTTAGGTCTATTAATAGAATATACTGTCTTTGACTCAACTTCCCATAATTCATGATCTGGGAAGTTTCCTATAATTGTGTCTTTTGATGAGTAATTTCTTGCAGCAAATCTACCATTTTCGTAAGTAACTATAGAATTCCTATCTGTATGTTGAATCTTCTTTGAACCATCATCCCACTTATATCCTGCAGCAAATAATTGGTTTTGAATTTGTTCTGATGCGCCTGGTGTATTACCGAGCCATACTTTAATTTGAGGTAAAGGAAGTTTATTTTTTCATGATCTATCTCCAAATTTAATTTATTAATATTACCTACAGTAATAATATAATAAAAAAATACTCAAAAACAAAAATAACTTTGTTATATTAATAATACCCCACACAAAATATTTCATTTGCTTTAAGAATTTTAACAGCTTCATCAAAATTCTCATGATCTTTATTCCTTATATAAAGATTCCTTCCGAGCCATTTAAGATTTGCCAAAGAAATATTTTTTCTCTAGCAATTGGTATATTCATAGGTTCTATAAGATCCTTGAGTAATTGATGTTCCTTTGTGATCATGAATTGTAAAATTTATTTGAGTCTGGAAAAATATATTTTGTACCACATACAGAACATTCATCGTCTTCAATTGCCGTATACATGCATCCAGGGCAAGCGTAAGTATAGACATCATCAGCCGTACATGCCCATACGAGCTGCCCACAATTAGTTTCTAATATTTCTTGAAAAACTTCAAACATGGTATGCTCGCCAATTTACTGTTAGACCTAAAGCCTTCCTCTTCCTCCTTCCTAGCCTCAAATAAGATGCATTGAAGCGGATCGAGAACGAATCTTCTT